CACGGATTCGCCAATCCACGCTGGAATCATGTATCTCACTGACAGTCCAGTACTTCACTTCGTCATCGGACGTGAAGAACTTCAAGTACTGTCCTTCCACAGTCCTCTGCGGGCTTCCAGTAGTCTTGTACCCGTCCTCTGAGTAGACACCGACCCAACGTCCAGTGCTGTGCCAGATAGTTGCTGGATCGTGCTCCCCAGAGACTAGCGTGGACCAATAACGTCCGTCCATCGGAATCGCAGCTTCGTACTGATCGCTCGTTAGCCGAACTCTTGGATTTCGATGCTCCAAATCCTGTGCGTCATGTAACTCACCGGACAGAGTAAGTGCCATTTCTTGTCCTCTTTATGCTGTCGCTCTAATCAGAAAAGTTAGCTTCACGTCCTTTCTCCAAGGAGCGTCTGACAGTGCGCTCTCCAGATACTTGCCGTCCAGTTTCAGGACTTGAACACTGTAACTTGCTCCAAGCTGAGTGTTCCACGTCACATACTCATCGTTCTCCAAGATGGTTTGCAATTCAGCGAACGTGTCGTCGGGCATCCAGTCCCACTCCAAGACAATCTCTTGTCCTTTTATGAACATGCCCCAACTGAAGAATGCAACGCTCGTATATGTTGGCTTGTACGCATAGCTCCTATACTTCTTCGGGATCGTGAAGTCCGTTGGATTTCTCCAAAACGTATATGATCCATTTGTATATGGCGATGACTGCCCACGTGGTGTATCAGTCGTTATAATCATCTTGTTCATCAGACTAGCTCCGTTCTAATGTATCTCTTGACAGTAGACTCTACTTCTGTCCTCAATCCTGCTGTGAAGCGTGGACTTACGTGCTCCACATTGATCGGCACGTTGATCGTCAGTGCTTGTGCTGCACTCATCTGTGCTCCGAGTGCTTTCATCTGTCCTTTCGTGAAGACTCCTTCTCCTCTTTGCAGAATCGCAGGGAACTCGTTGCTCTTCAATCCATCATGCAGTCTTCGGGCACTCTCGAAGATCTTCGGATTGACAAGTCTCACAGGAAGAGGAGAGTCTGTTCCTACCAACCCCCCTTTGTGGAAATCCGGCATAGTCATCTCCACAGGTCCCTTAGATATGTCCTGTGCTCCTGTTCCTCCTCCAAAACCGGGCAGGAAACTCATTCCTTGCATGAGCATCTTCATGATCGTTAGCTGGATGATCGTCTGACCGATATACTTGAGGATGTTCACAAACATGTCGATCATTGCTTCGCCGAAGGACTTGGATCCTTCCGTGACTTCCATGAAAGCGTCCACAAATTCATCCGCAAACATCCTAGGCAACTCTGAAGCTATGTCGTAGAACATCTTGGAGAAAGAGATTACTTCACGACGGGCCTTGTCGAACCCTCGCTTGAACGCTGCCCAGTGTCCTTCCATGAGGATCGCTCTCTGATCCTGATACTCAGACTCAGAGATGAGATCCGCATTTCTCGCATCCTGCACATATGTAAAATATTCCTCCGCAGAGATCTTGCCGGACTCGTACAGATCTCGCCCTTCTCTGAGTTTCCTTCTTCCTTCCTCCTTGGGCTCCCCCTCGTACCCCGCTTGGATCGTCGCAGTTCTCGCTTGTTGTAACTTTAACTCTGCATCCTTCTTCGCATTCGTCTCTTCAATGTACGCTCCAGCATCATCCTTGTAGAGTGCTTTAAGAGCACTCACAAGTGACTCCAACAATCGAAGACGCTCTTCCGCAAACTTCTCATCCTGTCGAGCAAGTTCCACATCAATTTCATTTTTCGCGGTCTTCTTCTCTGCCCCCTCCCGCTCGATCATCGTCTTTGCAAGTTCCGTTCGACGCTCTAATGCTTGCTCTTCCTGCTCAAATTCGTGTCGAAGTCGTTGGGCACCCGCTTCCTGAGTGATCTCATTCCTTTGTCTTTGGGCTTCCTCCGTCACCCCTACGATTGCTTTTTCGTTTCCTTCAATCCTTTCCTTGAGTTCCTCCTCATGCTTCATACGGTCATCGGTGCCCTTTTTGAAGTTCTTCCTCATCTCGTCGCGGGTTCTTTTGTCAGCCGCAATCTGCTCCTGTAACGATGCTATGACCGCGTTCTTGTGCTTCTCTATATATTCCAATTTTGCTTCGAGGTTCTCAAACTCCAGTGCTCTTTCCTTATGCATGATGTCAAACGCTTCCATCATTGCATTGAAGCGTATTCCAGAGACGTGCTCCGCTTGCTCTTCCGTAGCGACTCCGATATCCTTTGCAGTCTTCTTGTATGCGGAAACTTGCTGCTTCATCGAACGATAGATAGCAGCAATCTCCGCTTGCTGGAGTCCTTTCGCTCCTTTGATCATCTCTTCGAACGGGCTGTCCACTTTCTCAAACACGAGAGGCTTTCTCCGCATCCTCTCTATCGACTCTTGGATCTGCTTATCGACCCGTTCCATTGCTAGTTTTATTGCTTTGAGGACATTCGGAAACTTTGCATAGCGTTCATTCAGGATTTCAACCCACTCATGCAACTCCTCTGCATTGTAAATGCCTTTCTCGTAAGCAGTGAAGAGAGACTCACCAAGAGTATACGTGAGTTGCTTCAGAAGTAGCTTTTCCTGTTTTACTTTTTCTGTGCTCTCCCCCCACTCCTTCATCTTCTCAGTGGCCATATCTCCAACTATGCTAACAATCTCTCCCAAGTCCTTCCATCGCTGGACCATGTGATCTATAAAACCACCCAAAATGGGAATCTGCTGCATCATGCCGACAAGATTTCTTGAATCAAATCCTTTCTTGAGTGCATACTGCCATATATTAACTCCAGCAATCATCTCTGCGGAGAACATCTCCTTGAAACCTTCGATAACCTTCGTCTTCTCGATGACTTTGAACTGCTGGGCAATAGACTCCACAGCAGCAGAAACATTGTTGAACCACGCTACTGTGATCTCTTGCTGAAGAATATCGTTTAGATCCTCAAAATTCTCTCCTGCGTCAGCGAGAATGAATTCTAGATCCTCAAACTCCGTCTTCAATCGCTTGATCAGATCCCGGTACCGCTTCAATCCCTCTTCACTCTTCTCTGCTTCCTCATTCGCTTTCTTCAGACGATCCTGATAGCTCTTCAGGATCTCAATCCGTCTGTTCGTAGCGATGACTGCTTGCTGCTCTGCTTGCGTGTTGGAACGGATCTGTGTTTGGAATCGCTTGTAAGCTGCTGCTGCTGCTCCGACTGCAAGGACGAGCCATCCAATCGGATGCTTGAGCAGTGCGGCAGAAAACGTGTAAATGCGCTTCGTGACAAGGTAAATCGCTTTTCCAAGAGCGAGGACTGCTATCGTAGCAATGCCTGTCGTTGCAGTGAAAGTCGTGTATGTCGTGATTGCTCCACCGATTCCTTGCTCCACAAATGCAGTCAGCGCAATCACAGTCTGTCGGACGACTTCAAGGAATCCTCTCAAGACATCCGTAAATCCGAGGGCTCCTAGTTCCACCATCAACGACTTGAATCTGTCCTGCAAGTTCTTGAACTGGAGAGCAAGTCCTTCGATCTGGATTCCGGCCATGTTTGCTGCTGTTCCGACTTCATAGACGCTATCCAATGCTCTATTAAACTCACCGCTGTTGATCGCTCTCATCAGAGCAACGATGGAGTTCGCTCCACGCAGTCCGAATAGTTCAAACGCTTTCCTAGCGTCGATTGCTCCTGTTGTACTGTCTACAAAGACTTCCGCAAGGTTCTCCATGACCCCCACGAACCCGTGTGCGCGAACATCCAAGTCTTCCAGTTGAATGTTATGCTCTTCGTATGCTTCACGCAGCTTCGCGGACGGTGCGACGAGACGGGAGAAGACTTGCCTTAACCCCGTTCCGATTGTAGACGCTCTCAGTCCGGAGTTAGCAAGCGTCATCATCGCAGCAGTGACTTCCTCGATCTCCGCTCCTACTGCATAAGCCGCAGGTCCGACATAGTTGAACGCAATCCGAAGCTTATCAACAGTCAGCTTGGACTTGTTGATCGCATTTGCCATGATGTCGGAGATTTGTCCAGCTTGGAAGGATTCTAGGTTGAACGCTCGAACGGAAGTAGTAAGCAAGTCAGCGACAGTCTTCATGTCCGACAGCGTTCCAGTAGCAAGATCCGCAGTTGCTTGGATCGCGTCCATCGACTCTCCTGCATCGAATCCTGCTTGTCCAAGGAGTACCATCGCGTCTGCGGTCTCTGTCATGCTGAACTTCGTAGTCCGTGCTACTTGCTTGATCGTCTCGCCCATTGCGCGGACTTCTGCGTCTGTTGCTCCTGTGATCGCTTTCAAATTCTTCAGTGCTTGATCATACGCTACGATCTCATCGAATCCTGCCCGTAGGGCATCAACTACAGCATAGATCGCAGCAGCAGCGACACCGTATGCAGCAGTCACTTTCATTGCAGCAGTGAGTCTTGCCATTGCTCCTTCGACTTGAGCAATTTGCTTTCCAATCCAAGACTGTGACTGTCCAGCTTTCTTCGTCGCTGAGTCTAGGACACGAAATCCTTGCGCTGTCCTTTCCAGAAGTCCAGCTTGATCCTTCGCTACTAAGTTTACATAATCAATATCTTGGGCAAACTTCCGTCCATTCTTTCCAGCAGCACTAAGGGCACGGGCTTGCTTGTGGACCATCGCTTGCATTTGATCCATATATCTGATCGCATCTCTGTGAGATCGCGCAGTTCCATCCGTACTCTTCCTCAGATCGTCGAGAGCGCGTTTGTACGTGTTGTTGATCGGCGCCATCTCCTTGACACGCTTTGCGTAGAGAGCCTGAACCTTCTGTAGGTCATTCATCGGACCAGCAGCCTGCTTTGCTCCCTTCGCCATCGCTGTGTTAAGGGCATTAAGCTCCCGACGAATAGCTTGAGTTCCTTTACGGAAACTCTCGACGTTCGCAGTGAATACAGTTGCTAAGGATAGATCTCTCTGTTCTGCCATCAGATATTATCCCCGTCCCATCTGTTTGGGCATCTTACTCATAGCCTGCCGATGCAGCCCTTTCATCTGTTCTGTCAGTTTTTGCTTTTGCTCTTCAGACAGATGAGCATACTCAGAAGGATGCTTGAACTGTGTAGAGAATGGGGTCCCTTCTATCGCAGCAGCAGCAGCAGGAGGAGGAGGAGGACTACTCCTCTCCTTCTTCGCTTCTCCTTCAATGTCCACTCCGAGCATAGCAGCAAAGAACTTCATCCTGTCCATCTCTCTGTCCTCAGAGTAGCTATACAGCGCAGTCATCTGTCCTATTGTAACTCCTCCGTCTCTGTAGGATTTTCTGAAGAAATCTTCGAGTCGGTATCCACTATATCGTTGAAGGATGGTCGTGACAGCCTCGCCGATGGAAACAGTTTCCTTGCTTTCTCGCCGAGGCTCTTGAGGTTTTTTCCGAGAATACCGTAGTTCATGTCGAAGATCGCTTCCGCAATCTCCAATGCTTGCTCATTCGTCAGTTCCTCAAGGATCTTGTCTCCGTCCTCATCGGAGACCATGGAGATTATGCGTCCAATGTTCGACTTGATCATCTCAATGACGGCCCCAACGAACACCATGTCGTTCACTTCTCCAGCATCCGTGAACTCCTGTAGAGCAGTCGTGATGAGATCTGTGAGTTTGAGTTGATCCGCCATGGAGAGCGGATAGACTTTGATTTCTCTCAGGTCGCGGATCCCAACAGTAACTTCCGCGACCTGAGGAATCAGCTTTGCACTTCTTTTTACTTCGTCTTTCTCCGGCATTGCTTTCTCTCCTTCTAATTCAGCGAGGGTCTATTCCCACGCAATTCTGCCAAGAGGCTTGTCGTCCCAAGCAGCGTCTCCTCCTGTGGTTTCGGAGTCCGCTCTCTTTCCTTCGATCATGATCGGAACTGCCGCCGCATCCTCACTCTGTAGATCCATCTCGACGGAAGCAGACACCTGAGCACGAGGAAAGATGATGTACATGTAGTTCGTTCCGTTCGGATACGTGTAGACAGCTTCCATCCTGACATACGCAGGAGAGACACGATCTCCGATAGGAACTTCACCGGAATGTACAGTCATGCTTGCAAACTCACCGGAATTCGGGTCGAATCCGTAAGCGAGAGCCATGTTGAACGGGGTGATTTCCTTGAAGGAACACTCCAGAGCAGCACTCTCTCGAATCGGGGTCGTAAAGTCCTCAATCAGAGGAAATCCGGATTCCAGCTTGAACCAGTCCGTGTTTCCTACGAATCGGGTGTTCGCAAGTGCTCCAATGGAATCGCTTGCAGTCAGTGCAGCGTGGATGTCGCCGATGTTCGTAGCGGAGTCACCGATCCTGATCTGAGCAAGTCCAAGAGCAATAGTGCTAGTATCGGTTGTTACGGGTCCTTTTCTGGCCATTAAGTATCACCTCCTTTCATAGTGGATTTTTTGATTTTACCGGAGATGTCAGCGAACGCTGATTGCACTACAGTCAGATGAGGGATCTGATTGCACTACTTATATCACTTGCTTTCTGGTATTGCAAGCTTTTCTTGCACTCCTACATTTGGAAAATAATTCAATACATTCCAGTGGCAACACTCCTTTCGTAAGCATTTGATCTTTATGGAGCCGTGGATGTATATCTCCACAGGACAATACTCTATTCCTTCCTCATTCACCCGGAGTCCATACATGAAGTGCCATAGACCATTCTGATTCCTCTGAACTATACGCTTTCCGCACTTCTCACAACGGAAAGTCTTTATTCTGCTCTTTCTCTTCTTGTCCTTAGTTCTAGGTGCAGGAGTGGCCATGTCAGATCTTTGAACTCCATCTCAATCTCACTGTGAGCACTTTGTACTTCGTCTCATCATCCGCTACGAACTGCTGAGACTCCAAGACTTCCTGTACGAGAAGTCCTCCTATGAGACTCCACGCTTGATCCTGATAGCTCCTGTACAGCGCAATCGTCCTCATTCCATGCGTAGCTGTATCGTCGGACAGATATCCCATCACAGTGTCGGTCAACTGAGCAAGCTTGAATCCTTCGTTGTCCTTTCTCGTGCAGCAGTAGATTGTCAGGTAGTGCTCTGAGAGATCCCCTCTGTCCATCATTCCAAAGTTGACGGAGATCCATCTATCTATCGTGCTCGGAGTGCCTTGCACATTTGGAGTTGTGAGTCCTTTGTCAAACATCAGATGGTACGTTGGGTGCATACTGTCAACAAAGTACTTCTTTATCGAGTCGCGCACATTTGCTTCTCGTGCTGTAGGGTCAAGGGCCATTCCGTTTCACCTCCTTCAAAAACTCATCCAAGAACTTCCAGAACTCTTTCGTGTACTTCACTGCTTCTGCTTGCTCTGCATCCTTTCCGTCGAAGTCGATCTTCGCAAGCGACAATCCAGTCTTGAGCAGATCCAGTTCCTTGATCGGGAATTCTAGCTCCACATGGATGTCTTTCGGTGCTACGTTGACGATTTTGACCACTGAATTTCTCCTAGATTTGTCTTCGTTCCTATCCAGACCCAAGTTCCTATTTTCTGAAGAGGGTAACCAACCTCCATACAGAATTTATCCACTGTACTTTGCACATCTGGATCTGTCGGTCGATAGTCGTCCCATGCAATGCACCAATCTCCATCTTTGTTCCTATTCTCCCATGCCGTCCAAGTATCCTTCTCAACTGCTGGAAGAGTATGATCTGCGTCAATCAAGCAAAGATCTACTTCTCCTCGCATCTTCAAATCCCAACTATTCATAATGTGTAGACTGAGATTATTAACTTTGTGCATCAATGGAATATATCCAGTAGGATTTCCTGATTTCTCCACTACTGTACGAACATCCACTGCATGTACTCTCGCTTCCGGGTTCAACTTGCACAACAACAAAGTCGTCCATCCGTGATGAACACCCATCTCAACTATCACTTTCGGACGAAAAAGAAGACTCAAACAAGCAGGAGCCATCACTATATTACTTTCCGTCACTTCCTGCACAAGAAGATCATGGGTAGCAAGCCGTTTCATCCCAATCGAGCTATCAATCTTTTCTACTGGAAAATTGTAGAATCTCTCCTTCGGAAAACAATTAAGCACATACTCTTGCCAACTATTCATATGGACAAGACTCCGCTAGGATCTCATAAGCTTTCGACAAACCAGGTCTACTATTGGAAAAACCTTCTGTCTCCTCTTGTCCTACAGTAGAAAACTGTGACGGGTTAAACAAATTCGCTGCTTGATCAGTCCACTTGAGACCGGAATCACTGATAATCTTCTTTATCACTCCATTCTGAAAATGCTCTGGAAAGCGAACAGCAGTTGCGCCTTTACTGATCAGAGCAAACTTCAATGGAAGATGTGATGCCCACTGCTCATACACTTTTTCAGGATTCTTTCCATCTGGTCTATTGTGCTTTTGCAATCTCTTCAAAGAAGCAATAGGGTGTCTTACTGTAAGGAAGTAGTGAATGTCCTTTCCCCACTCTTCCTCCTGAATCCTCATAAGATCAAAGAATACAGAAGGGTTGTGTCCTGTTGTTGTCTTTATGCCGAAACACTGCCAATTCTTTTCCTTTGCCATTCTCATATAGGATCGAAGTACAGTACGATACTTCTCCTTCGGATCGTTTCCCGGCAACGAGTTATACTTATCCACCAATGATGACGGCTCTGTGACCTTGTTTCCAGTTGTAATCTCCCCATGCAGAGAGTTAATCAAAGAATGTTCCGCATTTGACCCTGAATCGTAGTATGTCTGCTTATCCCCAAGATTCATTCCACATGCACTCAGCATTTGACTCAGCAGACTAGACCCAGTGCCAGGGGAGCACCAGATGATTATCTTCTTCATGTCCATTTGCTCTTCAACTCCTTGAGTGCTTTCTCCCCACGTTCAATGTACTGTCCTTCCTTGTACTCCTTCAGTGTCGGACGGAACATTGGACGCTCCACGTTATGTCCTTCTCCATACTCCAGAGTCCGAGCGTACATGGCAATAGGCTTAGGAGGCCCAAGATTGCCCTGTCCGAACCAGGAAGTTCCTCCAGCATCCGAAATTCCAGCAGGAATTCCGGCTCTCCAGACCCCTTTCTGCTCCTTCCAGAAAGAGATTGAGTTTATGAGACTCCCCATCGCTTTCCAGTATTCCACTTTGAAGATAGCATACTTCCTCTTCCAGTCCGCATACTCCTCATGATATGGAGGATATCCTGCTATATGCTTCTGATGGTTGATGTTACCTCTCAGAAGATTCGCATAGTCAATCGCATTCTTCCGAGGAAGACTGTCCTCTAGTTGCTCCGATGTGTTCTCAAGATTGTTCAACGCTCTCATTATCCGAGCGAAGTCGGAAGCGTTGAAATGCATACGGACCATTACTGCATCGGCCATCTTACTGAATCTTCCTGCTAGGCTCCAAGATCCATCCGTCCAGAACTTTAGCAAAGGACAGATCTTGAGGGTTCTTTGGAACAAGCTGCCCGGGGCCCTCTAGCTCCACATGTGATCGGAATATCCTTGGCATCTGAAACGCTCTCGGCTCCGTCACCCCTCCACGATCTTCAATCACTTTCTTGAACAGGACGAGGTAGTCAAGTTCCTCCTCCTCCAGAAATAACGGCAAAGCGTACTGCAAACTCTCATCCATCCACTCATTTGAGAACATGTAGCCGTACCACGGATATGTGCCCTTGTCCAAGCTGTTCAAATCACGATGCTTGAGAACAGAGACGTGCCCAGCAACGTCAGATAGACTCTTCTTCAGCTTCAAAATATCTGACTGCTCCGGGTTGTCGCAAGGAATAATGAACATATTCAACATGGTCATTTCTCCTCCTCCTTCTTCTTCTTTTTCCGCGGCACTGGTTTGTAGCCCGGAATCTTGTGTATCTTCATCCAATAACAGAACTGTCTTGGGGAGACACCAAGAAACTCTGCCGCTTCTCTTTGCAATTCAAATCTCTCCTTTGCTAAAGTCACGACTGCTTTGAGCATGTTCTTATATCTCGGCTGAGGAAACCCAGCTATCCAGTTCATAACGTCAAAGTGCCGCTCCTGTTTTGTCTCTGCTCTCAACTCCTCTATCCGATCCCGCAATACGTCGATGAGGATCTTCGTGTTCTCTCCATCTCCGACTTTTCCAACATTGACGATATTGACTGTCGATCCATTCGGGTTCCCCTTGAGATAGCTCAAGAGTACTTTGATATCCATCTGCTGCAATATATGAGGTACTTCCTCCTCTAACCTCCTTCTCTGAAACTCTGCTATCGCTTCCGAGTTGTCACTGGTCATGTCTTATGCCGTTCGTCCATCAAGAACTGCTTGTAATCAAAGTTCTCGTGCGGTCCAAGACAGATCTCTTCTTCGTCAACGATGACCCACAAATGTTGACTCAGATCTAGCCATACCGCGGACGCTTTCTTCAGTAAATTTCTTTTCTCTTCTTTCGAGAGTGAAGAACCCGTGCGATGTTGGGTAGCTGTCATAGTAGTGATCCTTTATTCCTGGTATGCACAACCTAAGATCCGTTACGTTCCATCCTTTCTTCATAAAGAACTCGACCCACCAAGACTCGGGCTCGCATATCCGATGCGTCACGTCCAAATCGTTTGCAGGAGCACGGTACTTTCCTTCCTCTCCTAGCGGAATGACAGCAAACAGTCGATCAGAAGGAACAACGTAAAGCTCGTCAGATAGCTCAGATTCGATTAAATGCTCAAACACGTCTTTCGCTATGCAATAATCAAAAGAACGTGGAAATCCTAGCTTCCTGTTCGCGTAAGTAGGACCTTTTTTGAGCAGACAGTAGCGTTGCACATCCGGATCGACTCTGCTGATAGCATATTCGGAGCTATCGACACCGAAAGCAGAGCGTCCAAGCAGTCTGAAAGCTTTGACTACGAAGCCCTTCGCGCATCCGAAGTCGAGCACGGTCTGATAACGATGGATTCCAAGGAAGTCGATCATCGTCATGACCATAGGAATCGTGAGTTCTGGCATCCACCGGTAGTTCTGATACAGAGATACGCCAGTCTCTATTCCATACTCGAAGTACGCTTCATCGTACATACACTGCTCTTCTTCTACTCCAAGCACTTTGAGCATAGCGAGTGTGGGACCTCCCTTGCTTGATGTCTCTTGTAGAAGTCAAGTCGTCGCTCACGGATGTCTGTCCACTTGTCATTGCAGATGTTTCCGAACACGATCTCCTCTTCCATGTCCATACAGCACGGCATCACGTTGCCCGTGACTCCGATGAAAAAGTGAGCAGCATCCATGTACGGACAGACAGAAAAGTGTGCCATCTCCTGTTCTTGCTTGACACGACCGGCCCAGTGATTGATGCAAGAATTGACATGTACAGCTTTCAACTGTCGCTTCTGGATCGAGATGTTCGTCCACTTGACATAAAAGTCATGTGTCCACGCTTCGTCTGTCAGATCAAGCTTGTGCATTGAGACGACAAACTCCACATTCGGCACATCCAGTTCCAGACACGCTTTCAGGTTCTCCTCCACTTTCGCTAGATCGTAGCGTGTTCCATCGAACTTGAAATTGTGGAAGGACACGAGAACCCAGATCTTGTTGTCAGGAGCCATGTTAGACATGAACTGCACACGCTCTGGAGTCAACAAATATCCGTTCGTGTACAAGTCGATCTTCGCTTTCGTCTTGTGTGTGATCCGAGCGAAGTAGTCGTCAAAGAACGGGCACATCAGAGGCTCACCGTCCTTGTGCAAAATCATCGTCGTGAGAGGCTCCCTTTGCTCACAGGACTCGATAAAATGCTCAAGATACTTGAAGACTCTCTCCGACATATGCTCAAGAGGACGCTCCATATCTCTGTGCGGACACTCCATACACTTGAGATTGCAATAGTTCGTCAACTCCACTTGGAGGTGTTTAGGATTTGTCATAGCCCATACCCTCCAATCCGAGTTCGGAGTAGATCTTTCCGATAATCTTCTTGTGCTCTTCCGGGACAGTCTGCTCCCAAACTCTGTGCTCACGGTCAAGCCACTGAGGAGAGCATCCCTTGACGAATCTGTCAGAGACAGGGTGCTTCAGGTGATCCCATGCTCTCGTGCCTCCCCAGAAGTGGACGAAGTACGGATTCGCTTTTCCTCCATAGTACGTTCCTTCTGGAGCACGTCCACCGGCCCACTTCTGATAGATGTGATCGACAGGAACAGCTACATGCTCATACTCTCCGAGCGATCGGTAGTACAACCACGCTCCTGGCTCAAACCATGCAGCTTGCGGAACTCCTTTCTCGATCTCCTGCTTCTGACGAGGGTTCGGATCTTTGATCCCTCTCGTCTCCGAGAAGACTCCAGCAACGACCTTGATGTTGGAGTCCATTCCTGGGTCCGTGTCCGCTCTGTTTCCTCTAGGGTGCCAGAAGATTCCTTCATTGTTGTCCGTACATTCCTTATGATACTTCTTCAGCATGTTCACATCGTACAGTGTAGCGGACGGATTGATATTGTAGTGATTCGTTCCTTCATTCCAGAAGAATCCGGCCATTCCGCAATTCTCCTTGGACTCGATCTGCTGGACGAACCAATCCAACCATCCTGGCTTCGTTGCGAGACAGTCCGTCTCCGTACAGAACATGTACTGGTAGTCATCGTCCCAAATAAGCTCAAGGATCTCATCCAGTCCAGTAGCGTGAGACTGTCTGCGTCTGATGCAATCCATGACGGTCACATCCTCTCCGAGAGCAGTCTCCGTGATTGCTTCGATTGATGGATGTCCGGGCCATGTTGCTGCGACATAGATATCCGCTTCGATGTCATTGTCCATTGTCTTCAGGGAGTTAATGATCACCTGAAGCCATTTCGCTGCGTGTCCGTGGGACAACGCGATTGCAACTCTACTCATAGTAGCTCCTCCTTCTGATCATCGTCCGCTTCTTCAACAACCCAATGTTGTGATGAAGGACGATCTTTTCCCATCTGGGATTGCGCTCCGGCCATTCCTCCCACGCCCTCTCCACTCCTCCGGGCTCAGGATCGTCCTGATTGCCCGGAAAGGCTACATCGTCACACAGAATCGCATCTGTGATGTTACTCGACAACTCAAGCTCCTTAATCGTGTGAGTGTAACTATGGATCGTGTCCACGAAGACAAGATCAAAGCGTTGATCTTGTACGCTCTCCAAGAACTTGACGCTATCCGTCATGATGAACTTCCAGTGAGACACATGGTTGTAGCGTACTCCTGTCGTTCCGAGCGGGTTCCTCTCAATGGACGTTAGGTGGCCTCCTTGCACTCCTTCCAGATATGCAAGGAACAGTGCGGTGCTGATTGCACTGTCTCCTCCTACTCCTAGCTCAAGCACAGTAGTCGGCTGCACAAGTTCCAACGCTTTCTCATACGTTCCTGCTTGCGGAACTCGCATCAGATTCAGGAACCGATGGGCATCCAGTTCGCTCTTGAACTCCGTGTCCACTCTCGCTAGTGCTTGCTCTACGATGTCCTCCGTGTTCACTTGGTACTCGATCAGATGCTTCCACTTGCTCCACTCTTCCAGCCGCTCAGGAGGCACATTCTTTCCATACTTGTTGAGCCAGTCTCGTGACTGCTTCGCTTGCTGTGGATTCGCGCTGCCGTAATGCTTGCGGAGCCACGCTTTTGTCATTGTAAACATGTCGTCTCCTAAATGAAGTTGCACATCTCTCCCGGATGGATTATTGACTCACATAAGTCATTCTGCACATGAAACACACAATGATCACAGTGCAACGGGTCATACGCTACAACTTTATCCTTGTAGCGTTGCACTAGGTTGTCCATGTGGACCCACCGGAAATTCTCATGGAAGGATCTGTCCGACGAGGTATTCAAGACAACAGAGGAGCACGGGTAGACCCATCCATCATGGAGCAGGAACGGCTTCCAGTAACACCACCAACAATTCTTCGGACGTGAGAATGACTTCGCTTGATAGAAGTAAGGATCTCCCATCTTTCCAACGACCTCGGAAAGAATCCGATTGTTCTCCTCCTGTTCCTGCTGAGTTGCTTGGCAGTTCGGAACGACTCGCACGTACTCAGGACTGTACTTCCGGACATGCTCCTTGAGACACACAAGCGTCTTGTCCGTTGTCTTCTCATTCCAAACGTAGGAGAATCCTAGCGTTCCAGAGAAGTCTGGTATATCTACTTCATCCACATAATCAAGGCAGTTCATGGAGATACGGAGCCACTTCAAACGCTGTAGTCCCATCCACTGTAAATGTGAAGTCAGGAGCAGTCCATTCGTGATCAGTCCTTGTTCAAGCTTCAAGTGATTAGCCATCTCGATAGCTTCATTGATCCACTCATAGCAGAGCGGATCTCCTCCTCCTGTCCACTCAACTGTCCTCGTTCCGATCTCTCGCATCTCGTACAGGAGCACAGACAGTTGAGAGATGTCCAAATCCTCATGCGTCTTCCTGTTCACATTGGAGCAGAACACACATCTCAGATTGCATCTCGAAGTCGGTCCTATCTGCAAGGAGATCGGAGTGCCGTATCCCATCCTGAATCGGCTGATCGCAGCAGGATGACTCAGAAGTTTAATCCCAGTAGATGTAAACACGTTGATCTTGCTCATTCGAACGTCTTTCCTCTCTCGATTACGTGAGGGACTACTCTCTTCGCTCCAAACAATACTCCTAGATTTCTAGCGACTTCTGCATGATTGAAATCCTTACAAGATGTCAGATCAAACATGACGTATCGGTACTCCGGCCATGAATGGAAGTAAGCGTGGGATTCCGCAAAGAGAACAGTTCCAGAGTATCCCCATTCGTCCCTCTTTTTTGCTTGTGGAACGTCCCAACGAGCGATCTGAGGAGCAGAAATGACAGTCATACCAATGCGCTCCGGTAGCTCCACAAGCAACCGATACTGCTTGCTTACATCTTGGAGAATCCGGGAACTGCAAGCATACAAATCCACAAGCAGGCTCTTCCCTTGGAGTTTCTTCAAGTCCCCAATCGTCCTGCCCTCCTATCATAACTTCCTTCCTACGTAAATGTGGCCATTGCTTGCTCCAATCTTCGTTCCATCAATGTAGAGATGACAGAACCACTGATCGAGCAAAGACGTGACCTCGCCTATCGTGTAGCGAGTCGTCTGAATGCCATCATCCTTGTATGCTCCTTCATGGAAAAGGAGAAAAGGGGTGTTGAACATAAGAATGCCATCATCTCGAAGACGATCAACAACCCACTTGAAGAAGTTGTACACTTCGCATCGTGGAATGTGGTGCAGGACATACCAGAAGTGAACTACATCAAACTTGTCTGGAATGTCCTCATATCCACGAAGTAGGAACTTCTTCTCAATTCCATTCCAGACAGGGCAATCGAGAACTTGCTGAGAGATGTCCGCAATCGCATAGCTCTTGATTACTCGCTTAATGACTTCATACGCTCGTCCTTCTCCCGGACCAACCTCCAACACATACGAATCGACGTAGTACTTCACATAGTCGATGAACGGAGCAGGATTGGAGTCCCCTTGATTCTTCGCAGTCCATCCAGTGCTCCAGTGCTCCAGTCGCTTGTCGAGATTGTAGGAGAAGTTCACTTCAGACCCTCCTTCAAGTAACGCTCTCTGTACATAGCTTCCTTGTGATGCTCAGGGACAGTGTGCCCGTGCTCCTTGTCCTCCATGTGAAGCTTCGCACAGAGTTTGCCGATCTCGTCTCGCTTGTCCTGTCCTGCTGATCTGTGAAAGTGATTGATCTTTGGATTCGTCAATCTCGCGTAGATCTGCTTATGCTGCGTGACTTGCTCATGCAATCTCCGAATGTAAGTGATAGGGCAATCCAATCTGGACATCCTTGCTTGATAGTCCGGGTAGACTCTCCAGTCCTTTGCCCACGCTGTACGCTCTAAGTTCATCCAGTCGATCCTCGGAAACGCTATGACATCACACATCTCCTGCAGGTAGTCCTTGACGAAACGGAACTGATGGAACTCCTCTTCATCAATCCGCTCGTCAGCGTCGAAGTAAGCCATCCAGCTTGCTTCTCGAAAGTACTTCCTTGCGAGATAGCGCAAGTGGTTCCTTGCAGGGCCGTATCCTTCCCTGCGAATAATGTCGTCCTCAACGACAATCGCTCCATGATCCCGACAGAACTCTTGCGTTCCGTCTGTCGATCCAGTGTCTACGATGATGATCCCTCCATCAGCTAGAGGCTTGAAGTTGTCGAACCACTCCGGCAACTGCTCGATCTCGTTGTACATGTTACTCGCAATGACAACTTTTTTCACGGTATCTCCTTCCGTTCTTTTCCCACCTAATTAGCTGGGATTGAGTCATCTTCTTTCTCGTCTCGACAGATGCTTTCTTCCCTGTGGAAGCTTTTCGCATCTTCTCGATTGTTTCTGGGGAGTGTTTCTTCCCCTTATTCCAAGTTGTCTTGCCCTTGTGTGCTAGAGACATCTTCATTCGAGTCTCTGCTGAAACGACTTTGCCTCTGTGAAAATCTCCTATCTGTCTTCTCTTACTAGGTGGACAAACATACCCATTAAGCCCATTTCCTCCATCCGTTAGGTTAACGAGAGGCCCTGTTCCTAAATCCTTTCTCCCAATCTTCTTGATCAGGTATCTCTCCATCTGCTCCGCTTGCTCCTCAGTAAATGGAGACAGAACAACTACTGACACTTCCTCCAATTCGTTAAATCGGTCAATAAAAACCTTAGTCCTTCGAGATGGACACTGATCCCATACACGCTTTTGAACACGAGTCTTCCCAACATAAAATGGTTCACGCTCCGCTCGATCCAAGTAGACATAAATCAGAAACTTGCCTTCCTCGTTCGACATACTCAAAGCGGAAGCTTCCCTCTTCATTTTCGTTGCTCCTCTTGACTTTGCCTTCCTGCTCAAGTCTTTCGACCTGTTGCAGAATTGTGTTAGGATCATGAAGTCCAGTACACGGAACAGGACAGTTCCGAATCGACGCAGAACACGGCCCTAGTCCGGGACAATCCATGATGTAATCTGGAACCATGCAGACTAGCTCCCCTTTTGTCTGATCTGGACGGACAACGAAAGCGTTACCCGATCCAAACAGCACAACTTGCGAAACTCCGATAGCACCTGCCAGATGCGAAATAAAACTGTCCACATTGACCGATAGGACTGCTTTGTCCATAACCCATGCTGACTCACGGAAGCTGAGTTTGCCACGGAGGTCCAACTCTGCTCCTGCATCATAGTCCCCTTTTCCTCCAAGCTGGATTGTACGATAGCGGTTCTTGAGTGCCTCTGCCACGGGCTTCATATATTTGTAAGTTCTGAATGCTGCGTCTCCTCCTGTCGTGTGGAGGATACAAATCGGTCGATGCTCCTGATCCAGAACTTGCTTTGCTATCTTCTCCTGCGGCCGTTTCTTCTCAATGTACATCTCATCCGGGTCGACCATCAGCAGCTTCCAGTAGAAATCTGACAGGATGGTGTTGCAATTCCTACCCCAATGCCCGGGGAGAATCCTCTCCGAATGTGGATTCAGTCTGTGGACGAAGCTGGCGAACTCATTCTCGTCCCATGCGAGAACATCCTCCACGAGCGGATTTCCACGAACGATGTCCATGTACTGGCGCTCACACATGTAATAGAGAGGCTTATCCTTGAACATCTCCTTCAAGCCCTTGAGGGCTTTCGTCGTCATGAGGATGTCTCCAGCAGAGGATCGCTGTGCAAAGCAGACAGCATCCTTCATTCCATAAGGAACGGAATCCTTCGGCACAATCATTCCTTGCTGAAAAACATCATTGAGCACATCGTTGATGTTGTGAACACCGTCGACCCATTCCTTTGCTCTCTGCTTTCCATCTGCGGCACATCTCTTCCTATACGCTTCGTCCGAGATCATCTGATCCATAGCATCGTACAGATCTTCCGCTTTGCAGGCACTCGCTTCGATCCAAGATTGGCCTCTCTCCGCATACACTGGTATATATGTAGGCTCCTTGCAAGGAACGAGCGTTCCTACATCCTTGACTAGCTCCGTCTGCGCTGTCGTATCAGACGCTATGATAGGAACTTCGCAAAGCATAGCTTCAAGGAGCGTCCACGAGAGTCCTTCCTGCAAGGAGCAGTTCAGGAGAGCGTCAAAGCAGTTGTAGATTGCTACCATCTGAGGGAGACTGACCCATGCATCTGGATCACCAGACTTTGCGATGATGTCACCGGACTTGAGGCCACAATCCAGCGCATGTTGGATGAGATTGTATACTCCACTCTGCATGTTCAGATGGAGATACAAATAAGCGTTCGGGTACTTCTGCTTTATCTTCGAATAAGCAAGGATCGCTTTCTGCGGGTCCTTCCTCACTTGATTGTTTCCAAGGAATCCGAAGAGGAAGCCGTCTCCGATTGTTGGAAAGTATCTGTGTCTTGCTTCTCCACGCTGCTCTGGAGTGATCTTCTGGAACAGTCTGTTAGCGAACAGGGGAGGACGGAAGTACCTAGCGTTAGGAACTTCGCTCTTGATCAGATCGTATCCAAACTGCGAGTAGACGCAGGAGATATCCGGTTGACGGAACCAGTGAATCCAGTCCTTCCTTATCTTCGGAGTGTCATACGGACAGATCGTGATGAACTTGAACTGCTTTGCCCGCTTCAACTGCATGAGTTCGTCAAAGATCGGAGCGTAGACCCAGATGTCGATTCCTACGAATATGACAGCTTCTACTGGGTTCTCATGGATGACCCGGAGGAGCTTCTTTCCGTTCCACTTGTCCTGCGATCCGTCCGCAGGAATCACTGGAACAGGCTGAGGATGGAAGATATCATGCTTCAGTATGTGGGAAGTTCCTACTGCAAAACAAGCAGGAGCGTACTGCTCCTTGTTTACTTGAGCAAGGAGGGCTCGCATGAAGTTAGAATTACCTGTGCATCCGACAGGACTCTCGCCAACGAAGAGAACTCGTTTCATTTGAATTTTCCTTGTAAATCAAAGGATTATACTCTCGTATCTTCAGCCAAATAACACACATCTACTGCTGGGAAGTAACGCTTTATCACCTGCTCTATCTTATAATACTCCCCACTGCAGGGCTGGTATCGGTCAAGCGATTGTACTCCTATACTGCTAGGCAGATACAGGACTTGCGACTCGATTCCTATCTGAGCGAGTTCTTCGTCTTGCTGTAGATCCGTTCCAAACAAACGGCTAGTCAGGAGAGCATAGCACTCGGACTGCACAACGCTCCAAGAGGTCTCCCTCCTGTAGTTTGCGTCGAACACTTCTCCGGACGCTCGGAGCAGTTCACCGGAGACGTTTGCTCCATAGAGCACAACTTCTCTGGAGATCATCGTGTCCTCGAAATTCTCCGGCGAGTCGTTCATCACCATGAACCGTCTGCCGTCGGAGAACTCGATTACATCTCCGTTCGTCGCTACGCTGTTGTCTTGGAAAGTCGCTTCTAGGAAGAACTCACGAATGAATGGTTTCGTAACCTGTCGATTCATCTCGTAGTCAAGATATCCACCGTCAACATCAGCTTCACCGCTCGTCTTGACGACGAAACTCGTTCCTATCTCCTCAAGAACAAGCCTGATATCTAGGGCAATCGACATTACGTGTCATTCTCAGTAGGCGTGAACTGGACAAAGTTCGTATCGAGGTACGTACTGTCCCGTCCTGTATCCTCCTCATACTGGAATCCAGCGTCTATCTTCATCGTGCCGATATGGACGGCCATATCCGGATCGACGGGCTCCGATTCCAGATATTCCTTGTACTCCTTGTCCATGTACTCGATCAGACTCCGATAGTGCTCGAATCTGTGATGAAGAGAGTACTGCTTGACCTTGAACTTATGGGCACTCTCAGCTAGGAGCATCGAATAGATCGCACGTTTCGCTCTCTCTACGAGCCAGTGGATCTTCATGTCATTCGTTGCGGGAATAGCATAGCCCGTCTCACGGGAAGCAGCTTGCACTGCCCTCGTATAGTCATCCTGATCTAGATAACTATCGAGTCCCTTCACATCATCTTGGACAAGCAATGCTAGTTCCGTCTCGTTCATTCTTTGCTCCTGCGAACAAGTTTTCTCGTACTCTTGGGTTTCTCAACTTCTACAGGGATCTCAATTGGTTGCGATTCTTGAGGCTCCTCCTTGACATCCGCTTCGCTCTCAAGGATCTCAATGTGTGGGGAGCCTCGCGCAATTTCTTTGAGTATGTCAGGAGAGAAAGGTTTCGTGTAAACCTTTCCCCCCTGAAATACTTTATCTCCAAACTTGAGGGTTCTCAGGACCCTCACCGATTCGACGTTCATAGTCGATTGACCTCCGTAAAGTCGCCCTCTACTTGACGGGCTCCAGTTCGACGACAACAACAGGACATTGAATCTCTTGTGTCGGAGAAGCAGTCCGAGTCACATGGAGATCGACTTCGAGGACATCTCCAATCTCAAACGAGTTATTGGAGTAGTCCAAAACTGCTTCAACGATTCCTGTGTCACCAGTCTTTCCGGTTGTCTTCTGCTGTGAATCTTCTCCACTGATATGTGCGATTCCAGCCATTGTCGTGAGACAGGAAGTGTCGTTGATCATAACGTCGCCGGAAAAGTTGAGTTCGTTCGAATCATCCTTTCCGCTCTGAGCGCATGATACCCATACTCTCTTGACCCTTCCTTTGAACCGCGCTGTTCCTGCTGGCACTCCGCACACGTCCGCGACGAGTTCACCTGACCATGACACCTGCATTGGAGGCATTACGTTAAGAGCAAGACGCTCTCTCCAACCGACTTCAGGAAAAACGTGATCCGACTTCATGGCTCACCTCCTTCCCTCTAATCGCAGACGGTTAGTTGATAGATCGCGTCCGTATGGTACAGAATCGGAATCCCCTTGTCTTGTACTCTAATCTGCACAACTTCCGGATCCCACTTGTCGTTCCGATCCGTACTGAGTCCATACTTCCTCGGCACCCCGTACGGTGCAGTCTTGTACTCAGCGATCTTCGATCCTTCAACACTCGTGGCCATCATCACGAACTTCGTGTCCGCAATGAATTTCTTCTTCATGACAGCATAGTCCTCTCCTGCTTTGAACGATGCTGTAGGAGCACTGGAGACTGTAACAGTTCCATTCTCCACTTGGATCGAAGCAATCGTCTCATCCTCATACGTTCCTGCACTAACATCAACAAGACGGAGTGTTCCTCCTACTTCGTAGTCGGAAGTGTCCGTGACAGGAATCGCAGTCGTACTTGATCCTGTAACAGCACCGGTGAGCACGTTCCTCACCTCATACACTTCGTCGTAGATGATCAGTCTAGGAATGTCCAAGAGTCCAGCGATCACATTCGGATTCACTCCGACGATAGGGTTCTTCGATCCTTTGAAGAGATCACCGTCTCCGAAAGCGGACTTCTGGAGCAACGTCTGGATGTCCGGGTCCTGTGCGAGATAGCGTAGAACTTGGCTATTGCAGATGGCAATATCCACTTTCCCACCACACTCGTCAGCGATCAGCTTCTTGCCGTCGATGATGTCTCCGATGATGTTCCTGCTCGTTCCGTCATTCCAGTGATAGTCCGTTCCAAGAGAGACTTGGTTTGCGGACGGAATGCCGTAGTCAAGCTCGTTCTTATAGCCAGTAGCTATGTAGTAACTGAAGGAGCCATCGAAGAGCATCTTTGCAAACATCCACTCACGTCTCCGGTTCGCACGGTTCACAAGGCCGGCAAGTTCGCGGCTCAGCCTCGCTGCTGCGTCCAGATAAGCGGATTCCGTTCCCTCCTGTCGAAGGTTATTCAAGAACTCTTCATCGAAGTCCATGATTTCCTTCCAGAAGGCCGCCTCTGCACTGTGCTGTGCGACTCCGAGTGGTGCTGTCTTCGGGGCCGGTGCTCCGGGCGGTACGAACGGGGTCATGCCTCTCGTTCCAGTCTGACTCTCCCACTTGATAGCGGAGGAGGGAGACGGACTTGAGGGAAAGAGGTTCTGGAGTACAAGTTCAGGTGGTGACATGAACTTGGTAAGGAATTTCTGCAACACTTCGAGTCGCAGAATCGGGATTTCACTTGATCCTCTGGGCATCCTATCTCACCTCCTTTCTATCGGATATAGGCGTACTGTCCAATGGTAGACGCACTAATGTCCGTCTGAGCATTGGAGTCAAGGTTCAACAGCATACCAGCGTACAGAACACAGTTGCCAATGATCAGCGTTGCTACAGCACCCTTGGAGTTGAGTCCGGTTCCTGTGTCCACAGACTTCTCAAGGATGCCTACGGCAGTAACGGAGCCTTCCAGACAAGCATAAGCAAACTTCGCAGTCGTGAAAGTGTCTCCTGTTGCGGTCGTAAACGTAATCACAGCATAGCTTGTGTACGTGGTCCTGTCGATAGCCGTTATGGCTCCTCCATTGTCCAAGTTCACTTCTCCATCACTGTCGATGATCAGGATGTCATCTCCTACTGCAAATCTGTAGGAGTCCGGGATCGTCACGTTGCACGTTGCTTGTCCAGACGTTTGATCAGCGACAAGATAGGAGCGTCCTGGCGCATTCTCCGTTCCAAGGATTGAAGCTGTTGGATCGTAGGGAACGAAGTTGCCTGCCGTGGTTGCAGACGTGTTCCGGGACAGAACGGTCCCCATCTTGAGGACCCCGAATCCGGGAGCGATAGTGATCGGAATCTTCAACGCAGCATCCGGATCGCTGTAGTACAGCTTTTTGTAGTCTTCCTGGGTTCCACGAATGATGTTAGGAATATCCTGGGCCATATCGGTTTTCACCTCCTTTCGAGTAGATTAGTCCGTAGCTCCAAAGTCTACAAACTGGGAAAGGGTTCCCACTGCCTCGTCGTTCTCCTTCGCTAACTGAGTGACAGCAGTGTCGTCGTTGCCAGTCGCGTCCTTCGTCTGGAACGACATGCCGAGGACAGAGGACGTTACACCCTTATCCTCCCAGTCCTTGATCTCAGCGTCGATTGCCTCTGAAAAGCCCTTCTCATCAAGAACACCGTCCTTGACGTGCTTCGCATACGGCACATGGGCAGAGACTTTCGCAAACAGGTGCTCCGGGATGTTGGACTCTGTAAGCTTGGAAGTCCAGATTCCATCCGCTCTGTGCTTCAACTCATTCTCCGTGCGGATAGCATCCTTCTTCTCAAGCTCCAAAATCCGGTCCGTGGAAGCTTTGCTCTCCTCCGAGTGCTTCGTCTCCAAGTCCTCTTTCTCCTTCGTGAACTTGGCAGTAAGCTCTTCGGTCACGGTTGCTGTGACGGACTCCGTGACAGAGGCAGTAACTTCCTCCTTAGCCGACTCCATCAGCGCACTGAACGCTTCAGGGTTCTGCTCCTGCAATTCTTTCAGGGTCATCTTTGACATCACCTCCTTTTCATTGGACTTTGTTTGATCGTCTTCGACCGTCCTGTTTGTCTGTACCTCCATCTCCAGTTCAAGTTCAGTGTTCGCAAACGCTTCGGATCGAGTGTTGGAGTCGTGGCCGAAGACACACACGGAGGCTTCCTTGAACTCCCACTGCCTCCAGATTGCACCGGGGCCTTTCATCGTAAACCCATTCACTTCCGCGCTTGCATCCTCATCCAACCGTTCGATGTTCGACGGAACACCGTATATACTCGACTCATACGGGAAGCCCTGCTTTGAGAGTTTCTGAAACTCTTCGGAGCATTCAGTATCGACGAACTGCACCTTGTCCGGGTCGATTGACAACTGATGATCCTTTACTACGGGCTTGCCGTTAGAGAATGCAATCTTCCTGTCCATCATGTGATTCTCAAGGATAGGAAAAGAGCCCTTGCTGAACTTCATTCCGTCGAGGTCAATGACAAGCTGACCCCAATACCAGTGGTTCTTGATCGGTTTGCCGGAGTAAGCGACCATCTTCAGCTTCGGCTTGTCGCTGTCCCCCGTTTCCATCTTTGCGAAGCATTCATGATCCATGAACTGCAACGCAGACTGTGGCATTTTCAGCTTCTCTTTCGTCATAGTCACCTCCATAGAGGGATGCTCTGTCTGACCCTCATCGTATTGGAACACTTTCCTTACGATTCCATCCGAGAATTGATCAAACAGAGAGAACGCTCCTGTGTCCATAGCAAACGCAGCATTTGCAATCCGAATCGCTGAAGCGTCACAATTCTTTCCTCCTTTTGCTTGACAACGCTTCAGAGCAGCATTCGCTATGCTGACCCACTTCTTCTTCTGTGAAGGAGAAAGCCCTTTCTTCTTACTGTCTACGTCCGCAACAGTCCAGGGCATACTACTTCTTCTCCGTTGGCTTCTTAGTAGCCTCCGGTTTCCTCTTCGATACTGGAGGCTCCGCCTCCATCGACTCCTGCAAGGACTCAGCATCCACAGAGTAGATCAACTCCGGATACGCTTCCTTCTCCGTTGCGTGTCTCAGACGCATACGTCCGTAGTTGCTGAAGCCCATTCTACGGGCAACCTCACTGTACGGAATCCCAAGCGTGTCGGATGCAGGTCCGTGTTTGACTCCCATGAGTCCTCGGGCACGTCCTTCGTAGTCGATGTTCTCGGAAATTGGATAGCTGATCTCAATCAAATGAGACGCTTTCTTCTTCACGTTTCCAAATACTGGCTCACCGTCCTTGTCAAAACTCGTTGCCTCACGGACTTTGTGCTCATATTTGAAGTCAGAGACGGATGATTTCAGGAAGAAAATGGCTTCCCAGAAGTCGTACTTCAGAAAGCGATCAAAGAACGCTATCTCATCTGAAGTTCTGTCGGCCATCGGTCCTCGGGAAGCCTTAACACTTGCATATGTTCCTTTTGCACGTCCAAGAGTCACATCTTCCGGCTCATTCAGACCAGAAGAAATCATTTCCATGATATCCGTGTCCTGCTCCGTGATCCGAGTCAGATTTGGATTCCGAACGTCCAGCGAGACTCCCGGAGGAAGCACGAGAGAGCCTCCTGGCGTCTTTTTCGCTGTGATTCCTGTCTTTCTGCGCTCTTCATCGGAGAGGGACAACCATAATTTGAACGCACGAGGCTCTTCGAAGCTGAAAACCCAGACATAGGCACCACTGGATTTCTTGTGATCTATCTCATATTTCTTCAGATTCTCATAGTAGTTGAGCCACTCAACAGTCGTTCTCATGTAACTTATCGCTCTACGGGTCAAAAATCCTTTGTCCCAAGCGACCACAAAGCGATAATATCCGTTAAATTTACTGAATTTTCTGCTGCGGGAATGCGAACCTCTGAGTAATTTTCGCTGAAAATACTCGTCTTTTGCAGCAATTTCGACTAATTCTGGGAAATAAGCGCAATAAATGGACGGAATTTGCGCTTTATTGCCCTCTAAGTCGTCTATTGTGTACAAAAGGGGCATTAAAGACTTGGAAGGGTGAAAAATGATCCCAGAATCGTCACTTCCCGCACCCATAATCGTAGAAGGGTCAATAAAGTCCACCTCGACGAACGAATCCTTGTGTAAAGTCAAAAGTAGGAAGAGTTCGCCTTCAACGAGAGAGCGACCAACGTATTTCGGCCAGTAGTTGTACAGCCGATTGCGTGGATCATAGTAGATTTCGTCTATTGCTGTTTGGATTTCTGCGATGTCTGAGGTGGTTTCAAAGCCGAGGCCCGTGAGTCTGCCAAGTAATCCTCGTGTAGCTGTATTAAACTGCGGGTTTCTGTTGAACTTTCGCCAGCACTCCTTCTGCAATGTGTCTCTAGTCGTTTTCGAGTCATCTTTATCCGTTGAGAGCGTAGTCGCAGAGAAGCCGTCCTCATCCTTGTACCCTCCTGTTCCAGAGTCATACTGCCAAGGAACTGAGAACTGTAAGGAAGCGAGTACTTCGTCCGGCATATCCAAGATGTACTGCTCTATATCCGATCTATCCATAGATCTAGTATCCTGTCAGTTCACATTGGATAAAGGTGGACCGGCCGCCCAGCGTGGCATTCCGGGCGGCCAATCCAAGGAAGAAGGAGCCCCTCGACGGGGACCGAGACTGTGGTCGAGATGCGCGGAAAGGGACTGAAAGTTCACATGCTCAACCTCCCCGTCGAGGTTACAAAGGAAGAAAATGACAGACGGTGTGACGGTAGCAAATCGGTAGGAATCTTGTCAAGGAAAATTTCAGATTTTTTTGCAGGGTCAGTAATTTCCAACCAGGCTAGCGTCCGGCGTGAATGTTCCAAAGAATCTCGTACTCCTCCGAGCACGGAATTCATCAGGTCCGAGCATACGGCCTCCGTACATGCACCAGCCTAAGGAGTAGATGAAGTCGTCTTGGATTCCGTACCGTTCGGCCTTCTCCGGGGAGCCAAACCAACGCTTCTCGATGTCATGATCGAAGATGCTCATCTCTTCGCGCATGATGTCCTCTTTCTTGCTGCCGTGGATTGGAATTGGAGGAGCTTTGAATCTTCCTTTAGCAACTACGTTGAAGAGTTCCTTGAACGCTCCTCTCTGTCTGTCATATGTCGGATAGATCGCTTCGAACTGGATTTCGCGCTCCTCGGACCAGGGTTGCAAGTCCCATATGCCGTAACGCTCTCCGCAGATCATGTCGATTCCATCGTACTCCTCATTGACTGCTTCAAGGATCGACTTCATCTTGTCCATGCTGTGATCCTCGATGTCCGCAGCATACAACAGGAAGTAGATATACTCCGGGTTTCCTAGCTCCTGATTATATATATAAGGTCTACTACGACACCCGACCAATCCTTTCAGCATGAACGTCATGATCGTCCGAGCGTTGCTCCTCTGCGACATCGGGTCGGCCATGTCAATCCCTGCGAGGAGGGCCCAGTCCGTATCGAGCAGTTTGCTCAGATTCTCGATCTCCTGCATCGTCGGAAACTTCGGAACTGGATAACTCGGATCTGTCATACTGATGACATCCGAGACAAGCTTGAAGCGTTGCTCGATGTTGTACGCTTTCACTTCCAGCTTCGTAGCTGCATCGAACAACCCGCGTCCCTCAATATCAATCTTGTTGTCGATCAGCTTGTTCCGCTCCACTACAGCTTCGTGGACTTCCGTGTGATTGAGCAGAGCGTCCTCCGTTCCAAGTATCGCAGTCTCCTCTATCATCTCGTCCGTGAAGACTCTCGCTTGTCCTGCGCTCCACAAGTTGAGGAAGTAACGCTCAAACTCTCCAAACGGAAACGTGACGCGATAGTCGTTCAACTGCGTCTCGTCCATGTTCGGATTCCAGTAATCGTCCGGCATTCCCTCTCTGGAGTGACGATAGGAGAAGAACACTTCCTTCGTCTTCTGCTCCGTGAAGCTGTGATAGAGTTGGTACAGAACGTGCTGCTTGTCCGAGACTGTGGAGTCAATGATCCCTAGTGCGTTCGGCATGTTACGGATCGAACCGTACAACTGCACGTAGAACTTCGGATTCTTCATGTCGAAGATCTCGGAGAACGTGAACCCAGTAATGTTGGAGACGATTCCGGAGAAGCTAGAAATCGAACGGATCAGGGATAGCACCTTCCCCCGGCCGTCCTTCAAGTGGATCTCTTTCTCCTGAATGTTCTTCTTTCCGACTTGCTCAAACAAAGTAGGAGAGTTGTACAGGATGTCGCGGATAATATCATAGTGGACAAACTTCACTTGATCCTTCGAGTTCGCTCCGAGCATGATCTGCTGCTTCGGCCAACAAAAGAACTTCCATAGCTGTATGAGACATACGAGTAACGATTTGCCTTCCCCACGCATCCAACAGAAGACGATCAGACGGTACTTGAACCTGCCGTTCTCAATAACGAGACACTGACGCACTACTTCCTGCTGCGACTCCCAGATGCCAGAGTAGGATTTCCCCGTAGCAGGGTTCCTCTCCGTGGGGAGTTCTCCCATCGGACACCACTCGGGTATCGTCTCCCCCGGGTAGTAGATCGGCACACACACATGATCATTGCAGAAGTTGATGAATCCTTCCGCTCCATTCCGATACTTCTTGAAGTTGATTCTCATTCCTTGTCTCCGAAGTAAGCAAGAAGGACTCCGACAAGCAGGACGAGCAGCATAGCGTAAACAACTCCGTTTGGAACGTCTTCCATCATTATTTCACATACTTTCTATAGAAATCTGTCTGCTTCATTGAGTTTGTGCCGAGCCGGACACGCTCTCCAAACGTATTCGTCCGCGGCTCACTCTCTATCCACTTCTTCTGCTGCTCAGACGCTTCCAGTCCAAGGATGGAGAGCAAGCGGAGCCATTCCGCTTTCCTGTCGTCTGGATCGCTCAGGTTCACAATATGCACGGACGCTCCGTACTGTCTGATCAAATCACTGACTTTCGCGTAGTTCAGAGTCAAACGCGCTTTGAAACTGGAAATGTTCTGCTCGATATTCTGTCCTTTCGGATGGATTCCTTTGTTCCATGTCCAGAACATCTCCTCCAGGTTCCTCCTCACAGGGTAGATATACAACGAGCGGCGTGCGTTAAAGAACAGCCCGCGTCTTTCTTTCTCACGAATATTAGCAAAAGCTTTCCAAGCTTCGTCATCACGTATAGCTAACACTTTCTTGGAGAATGCCGCGTCCGCTCCAGTCTTCGCATTCTTATCCAACAGGAAATCCTTGTGCTCACACGGAACTCCTTGGACATTCGCAGGAGGAGCTTTGTTCGTTCCAAAGCGCGAACGCAAACTGTCAATCGCTCCTCCAGCAGTGTTAAAACAGTAAGCTTCCGGGTGCAGGTGCACAAAGGCCGCAATGTGCATTGTAGCACAGCCAGGGGTGCCCCCAATGTAAACAAGCAACTTTTCCGACGACATAGCTTCCTCCTCCAAAAAGTCCTCAATCCGAACAGTGCAGTTCCGACACTTCCTCTTAGAATGAACAGGAGCAGTATTCCGCTCAAAGCTCCTCAGATAAGGATTATTCGTCCTCGTCTTCATCTTCCTCCAAAGACTTCCTCCGTCTCACCCTACGCGAGGGCTCCTCCAGTGAAGCATGAAAGTCCGGATTTCCGTACTCCAACGGATCACGTATGGAAGTAGGAGCGAAAGCAGATGCGGAAGTACCGTGCAACCCGAGAGCTTTCCACTCCTTCGAGATCGCTTGGAGAGTATCTCGGATCTCCTTAAACACAGGATTCGCTCGACGAACTCCTTTGTCATCCAGATAGATCGCATCCTGTATAGAGTGCTCCACTATAAGCAACTTACACAACATCTTATAGAGCGGCATCATATGCAGCCCGACCCTGTAGAGGCGCGGCTCATCCATCTGATCCGCGAAGTTCCTGTAGAGTATAATTGACAGGGATTTCAAGAACTGGGAATGGGTTTGACATTTTACTGCTGGGCCTTTCTGGTACGGACAGGTCGTCTCTATCGGGCAGTCATTCATCCGGCACATCGGCACCGCATCCCAGGAGTAGAAGAGGGAAGTGGCATTGAATTTACCTTTCGGGAGTTTCTGTGTGCCAAACCCTTTTGCGTAGGCCGGGCCCGCTATACTGTTCAGATCTTGTATGTCTGTAGTGCTCAGTCCGTTTCCATTCATAGTCGGAATGCTCCCTTCTCCTTGTAAGACGGTCACTGCAACGATACAGGAAGGACTTTTGACTGTCAAGTTGAAAGTTCATTTTCTCGATTCCGTAGCGATTTCAGCGTGTTGCGGAGACACGGTACCGGTTCGCTATCATAGAGAAACACAACACAAAATTTTATGGTCGAGTCTCTGCTCTTTTGTGCAGTGCGTCATATGTCCAAATTTTTGGAGGGGTCGGATTCTGAGTCGCAAACTGAGTCTCATTTTCTCAATGGACTCAGCTAGTTACAGCTAAGTCAACGTAATACTCATTATCGGACACTCATAAGTACTCAATTTGATTGCACAAAGCTGGGTGTCGAATATTCTACAATGTGCAATAGTTGCAGAGTTTCATCCTATGCGAGTCATCACTTCTGCTACTATCCATTCTCGCAGTATGTACTGCAATAACTGACTGAGTTACAGTCCTACAACGACACTGGATTCCGACTCGCTTCGCAGTCGATACTACTCAACGATTAGTCCAACTCTCGACACAGTGTCGAATCCGTAAAATCGACTCAGAAAATCCGAATCGACTCAGACTAGCAGAAAAGAGAATTGGACTCGGAGAAACCCCTAGAATCGACTCTCTCCAATTCCAATGCATAGGATCAAGCTAGAAAGGAATCAACTAGAAAAGGACGTTTTCAGGATCCTGAACAGTACATATAGAAGGATCCTTCTATTGCAGGATCCTTTGGAAGGATGATTAGATCCGAAAAGCTAGACTCCGCTCTTCCTGACTATCGGATCGAATGTCGAGCTGGACAAGATCCGATATTGGAATCGTCAGGACAAGATCCTAGACTTTGATATTGGAAGGATCGAACAGAGCGGAGTCTAGTATTAACTGAAAAGGAAGTCGTGAATTTGGACTATTCTCGACTTCCTGAAGCACAAAGAAAAAGAGCATGTCCGAGTGTTACAGGACATGCTCTTTTCTGCTACTGACTATTAGTCGCTAATAGTCGCTAACAGGAATCGAAGAAGTCGCTTTTCCGAATCTTCAATCCTTGCAAGTTGTGATACAAACGCGCTGCAAGTGTCTGCATTTCTTCAATCGTGAGAAGATACAAGTCGAGACTCTCGACTTCTAGAATGTCTTTCAAGTCTTCTATTGCTCTCCTCAGAATGTCTCTTCTGCTTTCCATTTCTCTGACTCCTTTCTAGTCTTTCAGGATCCTTTGCTCTTGAGGATACATGCTGTAGATCGTCCGGAGCAATTCATCCGTTGCACTTGCAAAGTCTTTCCGGAACTGTTCGATCTCCTCCAAGAGTCGATCGTATTCTTGGATGACTTCCTTTCTTGTAGTGTTCCAATTCAAGGAACGACAATCTCTTGCATGAGTCGGAGCTAACATAGTCTTTTCTCCTCTTTAAGTGCATCCATTCAGCAAAGGACAAGTTGCAATCACAACAAAGAGATATAGAAGGACGCAGATTGTCATTAGGATTCGGAAAGTCCAATTTGTCTCTTTCATGATTCATCGTTTCTACAGGATCAATCCGTCTTCTCGGAGATCCTGCAACTGGAATGCTACTTCCGTCATCTGTTCCGGAGTCCACGTATTCCAAGTGATGATGAAGTCCTTTGACTCTTCGTCCAGGAATGCGAGATTCTTCTCTACTAATCCTTCGTTCCTGTATTCGTATATAGTCGTCTTGCTTGTGTTCCAAGGAAGATCGACTATAGGAACGAGTCCTGACTTGTCCTTTTTCTTGATTGGACGAAGGATTCCGTTTGCTGCATCCGATACTAACTGGAAACAAGCTAATGACTTTTTCGTCTTGAGTCCAAATCCAAAGATTGTCTTTTCTCCTCTTTGCTTGGACTCTTTCTTGTCCTTTGGAATGGACTTCCGGAACGCAATACACAGAACGTTGTCGAGACACATTTGACATTTTGTGTCTGAAGACTCGATTTGTCCAAGACAAACGTTCAACGTCTGCATCTGCGTACGGAACTGTTCTGGAATGTGTCCAAGCAATCCGTAAATCGCTAAGACAATCCATTCCTGGACGACTCTGACAATAGTTTTTTCCGCGCTCATTTTGAATTCCTTTCTTTTTCGAGTTAGACGTAAACGTCCAATTGTCGAAGTCGAATCGACTCGGATTCTTGCTACTGCGAATCATGTAAAATCTCATCTCCTTTCTTGAGCAGATTCGGACTCAACTTTCTGAGTCCTTGCTCAGAGTCTTTCCGACTCGATAACAGATTACTCGACTCGACAAATATATGTCAAGTGAATTTACAATTTAATTTCGCAAGTATCTGAGTCTGAAGAATACTCAGTCAATTGCTTTCCGAGTCAATTAAATTCTTGACTGAGTATTCAAAGGACTTATTGACTATCGAGTCAAGTTATTGCTCATTCACTGAGTCAAAACTTGACTATCGAGTCAAAGTCTTTCTTTATTAGTCAGTCAATTCGCTTGCTATCGAGTCAAGTCGAAGTCTGAGTCAATATTCGTTCTATCAGTCGAGACGTGACTCAAGTAAAACAAAGCGACTCAGAACTATAACATGAGTCAGATCTCAGATCTGGGCCACCCCGATTTCGCTGGCATCCGATATTTTGTGATACCACGGGTGGGAAAAACACACACAACGCGGCTCAGGACGCCGCTCCTCAAAAACCAAACCGAAAACGGATCAAAAACACCACAATCTCCTCAACAGTGCGGAGAATAGTAGACTCACCATACGTGCTTGTAAATAGTTGATTCAATTAGACTTTTTCAAGTGAGAAGAATATTCAACAATAACTGTAGAATATTCTACAATCAGAGCGTATGTGGCACACCCATACGGGTATGTCTGAATCGACTATTTTATTGAATTTAGTTAATGAATTCAAGCGTTTACAATGTGGTCATAATAGTCGCTAATAGTTTTGTATGAATATTGCATACAAATTACTTGAAGTAGATCCATTAAATGCGGGTAACCGCAAAACACGAAAGGAGTCAGAACATGGAAGAGCAGACAAAGCAAGCAGGAGGATGGGACCGTGTGCGTAATTTCTTCTCAGAAGGAGTAGATGCGCCGAAGCTGAGTATGGACGAGATCAAGGAACTGAGTCCGGAAGAGAGAGCAGAAGTCAAGATGCTCGTGCTCGCCGCACTCAACAAGAGCGACTAGCTGTCGGAGTCCTGAGTTGTAGTCTGACTCAGGACTCTCATCAGTCAGTCGCTTTTTTTATGTCAACTCACAGGAGAGAGGAGGTGCCAGCGTCAGATCACAAAGTCAGACTAGATGTCTGAGTCAAGAGCGAGAAAATAAGCAAGAAAATTTCACTGAGTCAGAAAGGAGAAAGGAGCTATGCATTTAACTGAGCGAGAAATTAATGAGATGCTCGGAAAGCGGCCCGTGTACTACATCAAGGACACGGATGGAGGATGGTACCTGAAGCGGAAGAGATGGGACCGCGAAGGATGCTGTCTGAGTCTCACTTGGACTCATGATCGCTCGGATGCGACTCCGTACAGGAAGGAACTCACCGCTATCGAGATCAAGGACAGAATCCGAGTCGATTACGAGAGAGAGACCGTCGAAGTGTTGCAAGTCTGGAACTGAGTCAATGAAAGGAGTCTGAGTCATGTATATCCAATCATTCCTAGTCAGAGGAACGGGCCACTTTCCGTATGATATGCTTCGATACGATGGATGCTGGCCCAGCACGTCGGATGATGTACTGGAGATGACATACGAGTCCCGCGAATCGAGAGTAGTCAAGTTGACTCGATACACCCGGACGAAGAAAGAGATGCCGACAACTGGAAGATGGACCTCATTCGGATGGAACGTAGTCAAGGACTCAATCTCTACCTTCAAGGACTGAGAGAGATGCCGAGTAAGTACTCAGAATGGAAGTGCAAGTGCGGAAAGAAGTATATCCCCGCAAAGAAAGTGTATGGCGGATACGTCTATGAGTGCGACTCATGTTCTTTTGTGACTCAACAAGAGGATATAGACTGGAAAGCAGGACGCACTGATAAGTACGTGGGCCGCATGTCGGAAAAGAGCAACGAAGGAATAATCATTTTCAGGAACGACATTGCGGCCCATAAGCTACAGTTGAGACTCGAATCATCTCGTGGAATGGCACCGAACTTGAACATTACGAGTCCAGTCGGAGCGTTAGTCCGCCAGCAAGAGGATGAGAACAAGTCAATGGAGAAGGAGCCAACTATAGAGGAAGTACTCAAGGAGAAGGAAGATGACACCGATAACGAGCAGGATTAGCCGTGAGATCACTGAGATGGAGATCCAGAGGGACCTCTATCTGGAGAACGACACCAGTGAGGAAGAGTATGTCAATGAGATCCGTCAGCTTGCCATCAATCTGTTGCTTGCCATAGACGGAAAGATCAAGCTGGACAACTACATTCCTGCCCTTGATATCGACTACAGGGTCAAGAGAGGAAACTGAGCCATGGAGATACGACTAGACGCCCACTCTGCGGACAGAGTGCGAGTAGTGCTGTTCTGTAACCATTGCGGACACACGATGGGGCCATTCCTGATGGACGATCTGTTGCAGCCCGAGCCTATTGTGTGCCGTGCGTGTCGGAAGAGCGAGCCGATCTTCAGCAAGATGTCCCTCCGACTTGATTGAACACCGTGATGCTGGAGTCGAGTCGGACTTCAGCATCATAGCCTGCAATCAAGCAGGAGAAAGGAGAAGGAGCATGAGTGCCACAGCAGTAGTACAGGAGGAGACCGTAGAGATCACTGTTGTTTGTGAATCCTGTTTCAGGGTCACAACGAAGGAGTGCAGCCCGGATGAAGCGAAAAAAGTGCCGTTCGTAAAGTGTAGATGGTGTGGAACATTCGTCCGGTACAAGAAGTAAAAAGGAGACAGTCAAATGGCTCTAATGCAGAACGAACACGGAGAGTGGGCCCAAAAGAAGTATCCACACACAGATGGAAATGCGGTCATCGAGTACGAAGTCGGCCAGTCCTTCTGCTATCCACATGACCGGATCGGATTCAGTTCCCTCATAAGGATTCCTGAAGCCGCAGCAAGAGCATGGCTCCAAGATCTCGGAATCCGGCTCAATCCGGACTACGATGCTACAGACAATGCCAACAACTGCAATCAGTGGCTCAACAAGCTCGCTGTAGTCGTAGATGTGAGATTCCACCCAGAGTGGAGGACACTGTGCCTGTACAATCATGACGGCACCTATGGACTCGTCGTAGAACGATGGAGGGACGAGCTATGAGACAACAATTCCACCGGATAACAGACCAGTGCGTCAGATGTAGTTGCTACTACGAGAACTGGTGCCATGACACGATGGAGTACATGAAAGAGTGTGATGCCGACTACGTGGAATGCACCCATGAGTTTGACACAATGCACAATGAGCCATGCGTATGTTTCGCACCATGCAAGGAGGAGTGAGATGACCACAATGTTTCGAGAGCAAGTCAAAGAGACAATGGCCAAGTTTGGATACAGGCCAGAGCAAGGAGATGATGGCTTCTTCTACTTCTTCAAGGACATCGCAGACGGAGAGGGTTGGATAGCTATCACTGCTGCCAGTGAGGACAGGAAGCAGTGGATCAAAGACCCTCAAACGGATGAGAAGATGCTCGTACAAGTGTACGATGCCTGCGTCTACGGAGCACTCACCTTCGAAGCAGAGTTCACCCTCCTAGAGTTCCTTACAAACAATCACAATATCTACCGCGGAACTTTCCCACGAGTTGAAAAGGAGGAAGACAATGGGTAAGAAGAAGAAGGACTTGCCTCCTCATCCTGTTCGCATAGTCGTGAACAAGAAGGGGCATGCACTTCCTCCGGACAGAGCCGCGAAGATGGACGTAGTGCCTGATATCGTCTTTGTCCGGAAGGATGGATGGGCCCTCGGAGCACCGTTCAGCCTCGCTGACGTAGCGTATGACCTCTGGAAGGATGAGTGGGACATATTCTACAACGTACTCAGCGGACGGGACATCACGTTCCGAGCAAACCTGTATGAAACATGGAGGACCAACAAAAAGAAAGGAGGACGGAGCAATGGCCAGACTAACTGATTTGACCGATCTACTGAGCAGGAAGAGGAGAGAGCCGGAGATGGAGCCAATGGACTGGATCGCATTGGAGGACCAGCTTGCGGATGTAGTGAACAACCATGTGACGAACTGGACCGAGTTCGTGACCCTGATGCGGATCATGGAAGAAGTAACGGAGCAAGCGGCGGAGCACGTTAGCCTTCACATGAGTCAGTAGGAGGAAGAGCATGACAGAAGAACGGGACATATTACATCCGTATTACCATGACTGCGATGAGTGCCGCTGGGTAGGATGGTTCTCTCCGTATGCTGACAAGGTGCCGATGAACGTGTATCTCTGCCGAGATACTGTCATCATCCGATTCTCCTCTGAAGGGTCGGACTACTGGTCAGCTAGAGCGGAAGAAGGAATAAAGGGACCAATCTCTATCTCAACTGACGCTATCGCACTGGTTGAAGAACGCAAGCAATGGTTCAAGGAGGAATGAGAATGGCAAGCACAATCACATTGAGGTACGATGCAACGTGCCGCGACTGTGGAGCGAGGCTCCCAGCAGGAACGAGGGCCCGCTACTACAAGCGTGGGTTCATCTACGGACTGGACTGCCATCCACGACCGCAGAAGAGACGGAAGAACTGGAGACGGGACGATGCGATCCACTCGGCTCGTGAGTCTGCTGTCCAGTTGTTTGAAGGACCGGATGGAGTCTGGAGCATGGACGAGCATGGCAACGTACAGACTACGGCGACAGAGTAAAAGTGCTTGCCTTGCAACGAGTTAATAGTGTATAATAGCAACCCTCGATTCCCCTTGGAATCAGAAAGGAGGTGCGTATGCACATAGATCGGTACCATATAAAGCACGAGTGGCACGTGCGGATGAAAGGAGGTGATACATATGACCCGGAAAGCAAACACAGCCCGGAAGGAGGAGGAGAGAAAGGAAAAACGCTCTGATCCCGGAATCGTGGTACCACTGGAGGAAAAGAAGAAGGACAAGCCACGTAGAACGGCAAAGGGCAAGCAGCAACAGAGCAAGCCCGCTCCGAAGAAAGCAACAAAGAAGGAGGTGAAGAAGGAGACAGTAGCAAAAGCGGAAGCGGCGAAGAAGGAGCAGCCTAAGACAGTTGCAAAGTGCAAAGTGTACGGACAGCCGGATATGCATCATCACAAGTGTCAAGTATGCGGTGATCTGACGGAGTGTCTCGTACTGCAACAGCAGCAGACTCCTGAGACGAGCCGGACGAAGAGCAAGAGAGGAAAGTCCTTCATCGGCTTCCTCCGAGGATCCGGTAAAGCCACATTCGCTACCCACATAGCGAAGACTCCATGCCACATGAGAGACATCAAGGTCGCTCCGTGGAACAAGAAGAAGTTGACATGGTACGACACGTTCAATGAACTAGAAAGGAACGTGTCAGAAGATGGCACTCCTTTTCCTCTCGCAAAGAGAGAGAAGGGCATCATGTCTATCAACACGGAGAACCTTACAAAAGAGCAACTGGAACAGATGAGAAAGGAGGTCAAGGAGTTCCCTTACTAGGATGAACTAGAGTGGGTGAGCAATGCGAGTTGTTCACCCGCTTCATTCATCCAGTAATGGATGAGCAACCGACAACCCGCAGAGGAAGAAAGGAGGAAAGAGGAGCATGATTAGCGAAGCAGTAAAGAGGGAGAAAATCGAGAAAATTCGCAAACTTCAGAGACAGGCCGAAAGCACAGACTTTGCACCGGAGAGAGAGTTGTGCCTCCAACGCATCGAACAGATTATGGAGGAGTACCAGATTCTAGCGGAGGAGATGGAGGATCTGCCGATAGGAGACATTGGAGCAAGCGAATTGGATGGATTGACCAATGAGTTCACAGTCATGAGACACTGGGAGAGCGTCCTAGCATACGCTGTAGCTGACATCTTTGACTGCACGACAGTCCGGGACCGCGGACGCAGACGATGGAAAACTGTATTCATTGGATCAAGAGAGCGGCTCATGTGTGCTATCCACTTCTATGACTTCCTACGAAGGGCGATAGACAAGTCAGCCACGGAGAAATTTTCTTCCTCAGAGGATCAGGCCACTTACAGTCAGATGTTCACGAATGTAGTCTCTGTCCGGCTCCGTGATAAGTACAAGCAGAGACAGCAGGAAGTGGGCAAAGAGAGCACCGCATTAGTTCATCTCAGAAGAAAGGAGGTCGACAGAGTGAGAGATGATTTGTTCCCGGAAGCGGAGCAGAACAACGAGCGCATGGAGCAGGGCAACCGTGATGCCCTGCTACAAGGAATGAGGGACGGAGAGGAGATTCCACTGAGCCGTCCTGTGGAGCAAGGAGAAGACAGACGCACTATCAAATGAAAGGAGGTACTACACTATGGAAAAGCAAGATCAAGAAGTACAGGCCATGCTGGACGAGATGAACAGAGTCAAAGCGATCCGGCTCGACGTGCGTGAGCGGTATCCGGAGACGAAGTTCCCGGACGTGTACAAGGAGCCGATCTGGATTGGACGCGACCGGAACGATATCGAGTTACAGAAGGACAGCGTTGCGATCTGCGGCTCCTTCAATGAGGATCACTCGGACAGGATTCGCTACGCCTACGGATCGAACCAGTACAAGATCGTGACCCATGAGGAAGCGATCACGAGCATTGAAGCCGCTCTGCTGGACATGCCCGAGTTCGGAGATCCGAAGATCCAAGTCAGCCTGCTGAACGAAGGAGCCTTGCTGAGAGCAAGAGTCACCTTCCCTGACTGCAAGTACGAGATCCGAGAGAAGGAGCCCGTCAATCCGCAGTCGAACCTCTTCAACTCCTACGACATGAGCAAGAGACTGTTGAGCCAGTTCGGAGCGAAGGAGCTAGTCTGCTCCAACGGACTCATGGCATTCAAAGTCCGTACATCCATCGGACAGAAGCATCGGCTCAACATCGACGTAGGATACATCACTCGGGAGATCCAGTCCGGGATGCAGCAGTTCAGCGAACAAGTTGGACTCTGGCAACACTGGGCAAAGAAGGAGTTGAAGGAACCCGAATGGATACAAGTGTGGGAAGCACTTCCATTCGGAGGAAAGAAGAACGAACTCGGCGAGGAGACAGGACGCTACCGAGAGCAACTGTTGGACTATCCGAGGAAGCTGGACCGGAAGACGATCCGCGGCATGTTGAAGGAAGGAACAGTCAATGCGTGGGACGCTCACTCGATCATCACGCAGTTCATCAGCCATGAGATCGACAGCGAGAATGTGCAGATCGACAAGACCAAGGACGTAGCAAAGGTATTCCATCGACTCGTCAACTAGAAAGGAGGAAGGGGAGCCGTGAGAAGCTCCCCGCTCCTATCATCCACATAAGCAGCGGGTTTATGTGGATGACTGGAGCCAATGTAAGAGAAAGGAGGTTGAACATGAACAAAGAAACCAGAACACCGGGATGGGGAGCAGCATGGCTGCTTCCGAAGGAGTGGTCCGCAGCATGGGGAGCACGGGCCATAGCTGACGAAGAGTACGATCCGAAGCGCAGCAAATGGGAAGCTCCGATGCACAGAGCGAGCCTTCTCGCAGACAGACAGTCAGCATCAGGAAAGAACGAAGCCGTCAGAAAGTTGCTCGACTGGATCAATGAGAATGTGCTGCCAATCAGGATGATTTATGACGGATGCAGCAGAGAGGTCACAGTCGTAGATGACGGCGAGTTTCATGCACGATGGACGCCGAATGCGAGCTTCGGCTATATCTACATCGTTGCATGGATGGACAAGCCGGATGGGTAGACGTAATCCTCTTCCTAAGTATGAACGGGACGAGGACAAACTCGGTGACCCCATGCTGAAGATGCTGGAGCCGGAGGAGGACACAACTACGTTCTGGTACGACTTCACCCATCTCGACTGGAAGGAGATTGTTGCTATCCTGATAGTAGCAGCATGGCTCCTCTATTGCGTTTACACCTACAACTGAAGAAAGGAGAAAGAGAATGACGACACGAAAGGAGTGGCCCCACACAGCATCGTTGCTAACGTGTATGTCCACAGCATCCGGCACCTCCATACAAGAGGCAAAGTACTGTCTCCTCGGAGCCGCTGTGATGATGATGGACACACATCACCTGAGAACTATCGGCGAAGCTGCGGACTACTTGCTGCCGCTGTTTCCGAAAGAGTTTCGAATCGAAGCTATCCCCTATGACTGGCTCGGCCTTGAGGAGGAGATCACTCTCGATTTCTTGGAGAAGATCACACCGTTCGCTACGCTGTGGGATGCTCTCTCGGAGGAAGAGAAACGAGCGAATCCGGACCTGTACGCAGAACTGCTGCGCCGCTATGTGTACGTTGTAGCAAGTATGTTCCGTGAGCACCGGAGATATGAACAAGCGGACAGTAGACTCTTTACGTGGCGCCAAGCAGGAACACAGTGGCTCGCAGAATGGGAAGTCAATGACTTGTCCTTGCCAAACAATCCGAACAAAGTGAACTGGCACCTGCAGAACACGTCACAGTGGAGATACGCTGGCTGCTTGCTCGTGCAAGACGGCCGAGTCTCCGTCCACACATAGCGAGAAGGAGGGACATGACACGGAATCGGCGAGCACGATACTTCACCTATGTAGGATCGTATGACGGAGCGATCCGAATGGGTCAATCCTGGGTCCGTGCGAACAACCTGCACAGGATTGACAAGACCGGAATGATCCGCTGGCAGGGGGTTCCCTCGGAAGCCCTCAGTCGGGCACTCACGGAGCAGGACCCGACTGAGGCCGAAGAACTCATTCCTGGCCGGAGACTAAAGAAAGGAGGGGCAGTAAGTGTCAAAGGAGGTCGAATGTAAAGTCTACAACTGTCCTTTATGTGAACTTGGGGCTGAAAGAATGATAGAAATCCCAATTTGGGACCATGAAAGTATGTCAGTGAAAATGTATAGACTAAGCGAAGACCTAGCAAAGAAACTAGGCTTCATCAGAGAGGAGGCATAGATGCGAGTACTATCAATAGACTGGGACTACTTCCTTCCAGATGTTGCCATGTACGATTGGGGGCACCGCGAGAGCAAGTTCTTCGTGGAGTCCTCATGGTCGCTACGCTGTGGCTCCCACAACCTGTTGACTGGAGAGCGAGCACTGGAGTCCGTGAACCCGGATAAGAAGCTACTTCATAACTTCTGGGAGAAGCGAGTCAGTGGCTCAGGACTCGCTATGCTTGTTGCAGAGTCACACGCAACGATGTACTACTGGCTCAGAGACTTCACAATCAGCGAAGTAGTGAACTTTGACCAGCACCATGACTTGGGATATCCATCCGCAAAAGGAGAACTGGACTGCGGAAACTGGGCCGGAAAGATGATCAACGAAGGAAGGATCAAACGCTACACCCTCGTCTATCCACCTTGGAGAAGGAACAAGAAGCAGAGAGAGGATCTGCCGAAAAAGAAGAAGGGGGTAGTGGAAATCTTCCACGATGCCGAAGCTGTGCCTCGTGAAGAGTATGATGCAATCTTCATCTGTCGGAGCGGTGCATGGACTCCATCCTGGTGCGACAAGGACTTCACGAAGTTCGTCCGATACTGGGTCGGATATCCTGTCTGGGATCACGTCCGATTCTCTGACTACAATCCTATGATTCTGCGCTCTCCGGACAGAGAGGAGGCAAAGCATCTAGCAGATGAGCATGAGCGTCTACACACGAACCTCGACGCTCTGAACGCTATCAAGGAAGAGCATCAGAGACAGAAGAAGGAAGAGGAGCCTAAGAAGGAGACAAAGGAGAAGTAACAGGGAGAAAATTCCAGAAAGGAGGAAGAGACATGGCAGACAAGAAGCAGAAGTACACGATGACACAGAAAGAGGCTCAAACGATGGTGGACTCCATCGTGAAGTGGGAGAAGTGGAAGCCCGCTTACGAGTACGACAGCTTTCCACCAGGAGAGTGCCCGTTGTGTGAACTCGCTACGAAGAGAAAGAAGGCTGTTGTGAAGAAAGGGGGCAGTTCGCATCAAACCATCTGCCGCAGTGGAGCCGGATGCCCAGTCTACAGATTCACAGGAGAAGATCTTTGTGGTGGCACACTGTATCACATGAGAATACCAGCACTTGAGAAGCGCAAAGACACAATCAAACTCGGCTACAAGTTGCTCAACAAGGCAGGATACGAAGTCAAGGAGGTCTAAACAATGAACTCGACTCCACCGCTCTATACTGGGGACCAGTGTTTTCTGATGGGTCCTTCATGAGCCCATCAGCCGACTTGCTCCGTCGGGACTCCTTTCGCATTGGTCCTCAGTCTAGAGCGGTGGAGTCACACAGGAAAGGAGGAAATAGAACATGGCAAGAAAAGACTTCAGCATGACACAGAAGGAAGCAGACCTCGTTGTAGAAGCGATGGTCTCATGGGAGAAGATGGTAGGACAAACAAGTTATCGCAATGACCCTTGCGTATTATGTCACGGAGGAAAGACGGTCCCACGCGGTACTCCCTGCGTGTGTACGACGAGAACTCCTGAGAAGTGCCCTGTATACAGATACACGGGCAAACACAGTTGCTACGGAACTGGATTCTACCGCATAGACCGTTCCAGAGCAGCAAGGATCGTCGGGTTTGCCAAGAAGATGCTCGACGATGCAGGATACAGAATCGGCTGGACACGAGTAAAATAACAGAAAGGAGGTACTACATGGAGGTCAAGTGCGCTTACTGCGGTCGTGTGCGTGAGAAGCAGATGTTCGTCATCGGTGCGTCCAAGGACGTTGACTGGGTGATGAACGAGGGCACAGGCAAGACGAACTGCGACGATCCTGTCTGCTGGGAGAAAGGACGTGAGGAAGGTCGCAGAGCAGTGGAGCGGCATACAGGACTCAAGGAAAGGGGGTGAAGTAGTGGCAGATCCGAAGTTCTTCCAAACAAACATGGGCAGAAAGTTCTACGAGATCACGATGCCGCAGATTGCGAGAGCCCTGGAGCGGATCGCAGACAACTTGGAGAAGCAGAAAGGCATCGGAATCTGGGAGTGTACGGAGTGTGGACACCGTGAAGAGTTGAATTACGAAGACGCTATCGTTATCGGCACTCCTTACTGCTCTCCTTGCAACACGAAGCGTGGACGGCTAGAGCAGATGGAACTACTAACAATGAAGTGAAAGGAGGTACAAGAAAATGGGAGACAGAGGAAACGTAAAGGTTGATGGAGTCTACTTGTATACACACGACATGGGAACTTCCCTTCCGTTCGTGGTCAAGCGAGCACTCAGAAAGCAGTGGAGATGGGACGACTCTGCGTACCTCGCACGAATCATCTTTTGCGAGATGATCAAAGGGCGCGAACAAGACGAATTCGGCTTCGGAATCAGCACTCAGCCATGCGATTGGAATCACCCAACGATTGACGTGGACTGCGAAGCCAACAAGGTCTTCATCATAGAGGAGTCCTTCTCCGAAAAGAAGGGACAGACGCTCGTAGCAATCCCATTCAGAGATTTCATCGAGATGCAGGATACCCAACTGCGAGAGTTGCTGCAAGGAGTTCGATATTAGACGCCGGAGAAGGAACAGAGACATTCGTGAGTGCGTAGGATGTGGGTACTGCTGTCTGAAAGCACCATGTGCTGTCGGAGTACACTTCCATAGGCTAGAAGTAGGACAGCGGTGCCCATCACTACGTTGGCTGGAAGCGGAGAGGAGATATGTCTGTCGTCTTCCATTCCGGGACAGAAAGTACTACAAACTCCTTGGAATTGGGCAAGGATGTGGCTCCTCTCTCAACACATGGCGCAAAGACGTAAAGGAAAGGGGGTGACGTGGACACACCAATCTATTGTAAAGTACACAGACAGCAGCCGCTTACTGTCGAATACACAAATGGACGGTATGAAGCTGAGCCGTGTCATCTGTATATCGCTGTAGCAATGGTGAAAGTCAAGAGGAGACTTCGCCAGAACATGCAGGATTGCCTAGACAAGTCAGTGCTAGTGCAAGAGAGGAGGTGATTGTATGGCAAAGCCTAGCGAGAAACATCCAGACATGACACGCCAACTGGATGACATCGGCAGGAAGCAGTTTGGACGAAGCAGAACAGAGTCCATTGAGCGGGACATCTGTTTGTTCTGCGGAGAGCCAGCGATAGAGTTCCGGGACGCATTGAGCGAGAAGGAATATACGATCTCGGCCCTCTGTCAGAAGTGCCAAGACGACATATTCGGCAAGTGATTTAGCTGAGTGATCCGGCTAAGTCGCATTCGTAGGCTCAATCGGATTTTCTGGGCCACTCAGAGGTACATGGGAGGCACGGATGCGGGTCACGCGGCATACACGTAAACCGATACGTCGCCATCCGGCGATGTGGGTACCAATGGAGGAAAAACGCACCATGAATGAATTTAGCGTAATCGTTGGCGACTGTAGGGAAAAAATGTCTGAGGTCGGCACGGTTGACTACATATTCACCGGGCCACCGGACTTCGATGAAGTAGGACTCAATCCAAAGAGCACGAAGGACTACATAGCATATTATGCACTGCTCAAGAGAGCATTCGATGAGATGGTCCATGTCACTCCTGTTATCACTGTCGCTATCACAGACAGGAAGTGCGATGGGGAGATCATCCCTAAACACGCAATCGTACAAGATTTACTCCGAACACATGGATGGAGATGCATATCACACAAGATCTGGAGCAAGTCGATGAAACGTAACTTGTACCGTCTTACATACACACACATCATGTCCTTTGCAAAGGGAACAGTGAAGCAGAACCACCCCAACGTGTATGAGATAGACGTTCTCCATGCAAAGGAACAGAAGTGGCAAGGATACTCCTACGGGATCAATGAGGAGGTCGTCTGGCCCTTCATCCTCAACTTCACGAATGAAGGAGACACTGTGCTCGATCCGTTCCTTGGATCTGGCACTACTGCGGTCGTGTGCTTGCAGAACAATAGGAACTGCATCGGCATCGAGATCTGCTCAGTCACAGCAGAGATAGCACAAAAGCGGGTCTCCTCTCAAGGACGGATTCCAAGAGCGAGAAAATTTTTCGAAGAGCGAGAAAATTTTGATTAGTAAGTCAAACTAGACACTTAAAAAATCTTTATTTTTTACTTGCATCCATATACTAGCTATGCTAAAAAGGAGATCGTCTTGAAAAAGCAAATCGTAAGCATCACGCTCGATCCGACCGATCTGAAGGAAGTAAAGCGCATCGCACGGAGAAAAGAAAGGAGTGTCAGCTACATGATCAATCTCTTTATCAAGCAAGGTCTACAACGTCCGTCCGTCATGGAAAGAGTTATCAGACGTGATCCTACAGCAAGGAGGTACGCAGGGCAATGATCATATGCGGACTGTGTGCAAACTTCCGGCTCAGTGTTGACGATAAGTACTTCTTCACACAAACCAGGACGGAGGATGCAACAACTGTCGCGCTGTTCAAGAAATGCTCGAAACACGGACTCGTACACGAAACATTCGTCGGCTGTGATGACTACGAACCAACGAAGTCGTTCTACTGCGCTAGACTTGAGTGCTACATAGGAACAACGATCTGCCTTGCGAATCAGACACAGTGCAAGGACGAATGTGAAGAGTGCGTCCAAGGAGAACTTGTGATTGAAGCAATGAGAGGTGTGCAATGCTACGAATTGAAGTGATTGACGCTGTTCACAGTCGCGTCACGGAGGATGACGCTCAAGTCATCCAAAACTGCTTGTCCTATCCTGCTGCATTCTGGAGGCCGCAGACTGTAGCTATAAACAAGAGGACAGGGCAGCCGATCAAGAAGAAAGTCCGAATGGACTACATGAAGGACGTTTTCACATCAAGGAGAAACGGCTATAAGTACTTCCACACTGGACTCGTTCCTCGAATACAACAGTACTGTGCTGAGATAGATTGTCCTTCCTCCGTCCTTAATCCCATGAGTGATATTGAGCTTGACTTCTCACAGCCGTATCTATCAGACATAACATTGAGAGAGGATCAACTCAAACTTGTATTTGATGCTTGCAAAAACCGGAGAGGAATAATCCAAGCTCCTACTGGAACAGGAAAGACTGTCATACAGATGGCACTCCGCTCCGCATTCGCTCACTACAGAACGCTCATCCTTGCACATACAAAGAGCATCGTGGAGCAGACGTTCGCAGAACTCAACAAGCACGGCTTTAGCAATGTCCAGATCATCGGAGCAGGACACTCTCATCAGCGCGGTCTCTTCGGAGACACAGTAGTCGCTACAATGCAGAGTTTCGTCAAGATTCCAGCAATGGAGCGGGCAGACTACTTCGAAGTCGTGCTTGTGGACGAAGCGCACCATGTTGTACGTCCGGAAGGAGTATACGCAAAGATACTCCGCACACTCCTCAGTCCTATCCGACTTGGATTCACTGCGACTGTTCCAACAGCTACAGAGGCAGTCCTGACGATGGAGGGCCACCTCGGGCCCGTCATCGGACAGCAAACGATACAGGAAGCAGCAGAATTGGAGATCCTAGCAAAGCCGCGGATCCGATTGCTCAAGTCTACATACAGCAATCGAGTACACGACATCCGGAGATACGAAGACGTATACGTTGAAGGGATCGTGATGAACCGTCAACGGAACCGGATGATTGCTGAGTGTGTTCAGGATTATGTGAAGGAAGGAAAGACAGTGCTGATCCTAGTGACTCGACTTGAGCACGGGGACAATCTCTCACACATACTGAACACAGTGCTTGGAGTTCCGACAGAGTTCGTGGAAGGAAGCACGGAAAGCGATGCACGAGAGATCGTCAAGGAAGCAATGATTCAGAAGGAACAGAAGTGTGTCATAGCTACAGCAGTATGGAGGGAGGGCATAAACATCCCGTCCCTGGACGTTGTGATCAACGCTTGCGGAGGAAAGTCGGAGATCATGACCCTGCAAGCGATAGGACGTGGACTCCGGAAGACTGACGAGAAGGATGAAGTCGTGATTGTGGACATCTTTGACCCGTCACATTACTATCTTGTCAATCATTTCGGACAGAGAGTTACACTCTACATGGATCAAGGATGGATGTGATGGGCACAACAGACTATAAAATGGGCACTGGAAAAGTAACTGTAATTTTTACGGACGGCTGTGTACTGAAAATGGACGCAGCAAATGCCACCATCTCAATGAATCCTGAGAATCTACACAACGATGCTATCATCACACTCGTATCCGGTTCATTTACAATAAGGACACCGCACCAAGTTACAAAATGGAACAAAGAAGAAGGCGTTGTGTACAAACATTGGACGGATGAGTAGTAGAGGGAGAACCCATGGAAAGACGAATCTTCAAGTACAAGTTAATGGCATCTTCTCTAATCTTCGTAAACCCAACAATTGTCGAACTGGAAATACCAGAGTTTGCAACATTTTTAAGTGTACAGATGCAAGACAACTCCCTTGTGGTGTGGGCATCTGTACTCCCAGAAGAAAAGTATGTAAAAAGAATATTTCACATTGTCGGAACGGGAGGAGCAGAGCCGGAAAGACCATTCTTTTACCTCGGAACCGCGCAGGATCACAACCTCGTTTATCATGTATTCTATGAATGGGAAAAGTAAGGAGACTGGAAATGCATCTCGTATTGAAGCGGCAAGACACTCCTGGCAGACCCGCGCTGTGTCCAGTATGTAAAGTACGGATAGCGAAGAGCGAACTCCGACTGGAGACTCACTTGTACGGTGAGCAGAGCAGGCAGTTCCACCTCTCATGTGCCAAGATTCTTGCAGCAAAGATCATCAATCTTGTGGAGACGGAAAGGAGGTGAGCATGGGGAGAATCAAAGACTGGGTAAAAAGGAAGGAGGACACGATGAAGCCAAGAAGCAAGGAAGAACTCAGATCCAAGGACGTGGCACACATCCTCGACATCTCTCCGGATGACGTGATCGACATCGCCCGGAGAGGCCATCTCAAAGGACGCAAAGACGGACGCTTCTGGAGATTCACGCTCAAGGACGTGAGACAGTATCAGAAGCAGTTCGGGGACTAGCAGCACGATACTACTTCGGAGGAAGGAGGTGATATCCAGTGAGCCAAAGGGCAGCCCTGGTGCTTACGACTATGTTCCTGATCGTGACGGCACTACTTACGTTCCGCGGCGTAACTATAGGTAACGCGGGTGGGTAAGTAAGTAAGGAGGGAGTCGTTACCTAACTTAATCTGACCAAACACGATACGACGAAACGAAATAGAATAGGAAGGAGGACATCACTCAACTGGATTGGATCTAACTTTATCCAACTTCACCGGACGGGACAAGAATTTCTCCACTATACATGACGATGCCTAATTAGACAATACAGTACAATACGAAACAACATGGAAAAGGGAGAAGAACAATGCAAGGAATCGCTAAATGCCGATACAATACGAATGTACTTGGAACAGCTCCAGCGAAAGGCTATACCCAAATTCTTCTCGACTATATCGAAGGAAGAATGGACAAGGAGTTCCTAACATTCGCACAGCAAGCGGCAAAAAAGAATCAAACGATTGAGAAAGTGGCAACGGACATCCTCAGTCTATTTCACAGAGACAATGACGGCAATATTGTCGTCGGAAGCTGGATGATGAAACGCTGTCTGATCGACACAGGAATGATTTATTTCAAGTCGAAAGAGCACAAGGAACATCCAATCAAGAAAGTCATTCCTTATCTCGTTCAAGTCGTTGAGCCGTACTACATCAAACTCACAAATGGAAATGGAGAAGCGATACGGGAGCCCATAGGAGTAGACACATACGCGGTAAACTCCAAAGGTCGGAACTTCTTCAAAGCATATGAGTATCTTCCACCAGGAACGGAGTTTGAGTTTGAGTTCCATGTAGACGACGAAGTTCTCACGAAAGAAGTCTGTGAATGGTGGGTCCACAAAGCCGGAGTGGTCGGAAACTACGCTTTCCGAGAAAGATTCGGAAAATTCGACATTCTCAAACTAGAGATAAGCGGTGGAGAGAAGGAAGAAGAGACTCAAGAAGCCGCTTAAATCTAATTGTATTGAACGCAACGAGACGAGACTCGATGCCACACCATGACAATACCCTACGCTGCCCTACTCGAAAATACGGAACGGTACGTGACAACAATACCCAACGAAACAAGACGAGTCGTGACAGCATCTAACAAAACAGAGAAGGAGAAAAAACATGGAAGAAATCAAAGTCGAAAAAGTAATGAATCGAAAGAAGATTGCAGACGCAATCCACGGCTCCATCGACGCAGGACTCAAGCTTCTCGACAAAGAAGAAGTCAGCAGAGAAGACATGCTTAGGGTCAACGTCATGCGGGCCCTCGCAACGAACATCAATGCAGGAGTAGCAATGATTCAACAGGAAACGAGTCAGGAAAGACTGACTCTTGTTCAAGAGAGAATGAAACAGTTAGGGTATCCTGTCGCCGCACAAATAGGAGGAAAGACGGAGTAAGTACAGCACCACTGGACGTAACGAAACACCACCTGACAGAGTAGGACCATACCTTACGTTACTTCATATCTTTGCCTGATTCTGATGAACTGTACTCGACACAGCACCAGACATCTCCATGCGGTATATAACGGTACCCTAGTAGCATCAAACCATTACGCTACAATACAGTATTTAACCTAACATAACAGTACTCGAATTAGTCAGCGGTACGGTACAATACTATACATTACAACACAGTACAAGATAAAATTCTACGGTACAAGACGATACGCTACTTGGCCCTATTATGAACCTCCATCTCTTCGACATCTGTAAGTATCTTGACTCAGTAGGGGTCCCATACTCCACGGAGAGCAAGCACACAACGGACGATTGGATCAACTTACAGTGTCCGTTCTGCCCAGGAGGGGACCCCTCCGATCATCTTGGAATTCATCTCGACAAGAAGAGCATGAACTGTTGGAGATGTGGAACGACCGGAACAGCAATCAAGCTGATCATGAAGCTTGAGAGAATTGGACTACAGCAAGCGTTAGCAAAAATTGCTAGTCAGACATCGCACAGAAAGGACATAACGCAAAAATGGAGCACTCTCGTAAGCGAGAGACGTATTTCCTACATGAGCATCGAGCTTCCAAAGGAGTCTCAGAACACTCTGCTCGACGCTCATCGCAGTTTTCTCGAAGAGAGACGATTCGATCCAGACCGCATATTCTCCAAGTATGATCTCCGATGCGTCCAACATTCCGTCAAGTGGAAGCACAGACTGATTATCCCGATCAAGAGACATAGCAAACTTGTAAGCTGGACTAGCAGAGACGTGACTGGAGAATCACATCTCAAGTACAAGACTGCTTCGAATGAGGAGAGCATCGTTCCGGCAAAGGAGACACTCTACAACTTGGACAGCGTAAAGGACACGGTGATCATCACGGAAGGACCGCTTGACGTATGGAGAATAGGAGACGGAGCAGTCTGCACTTACGGCACACAGTACACGAAGACCCAGCTTCTATTGCTCTCAAAGATGAGGAGAGCGTTCGTACTTTTCGACTCAGACGCGGAAAATCCGGCAAAAAATTTAGGCGCGGATTTGGGATTGTTCGTGAATCAAACCGAGATTTTGTTTTTAGAACAAGGAGATCCTGCGGACATGTCGGAGGATGATGTCCATCATCTCCGGAGAGAAATCTTCGGAAAGATTTTTTAATACCTGTTCTTGACATGATTTTGTGCTTGTGATATGTTCGTTAGCCTCTCCAAAAAACGCTTTCCGTGAAGGAGCAAAGCGTTCCGATGCAAGAGTGGCACTCTGATCTCATAATCCCTAATGAGATTGTTTCCGAGCGCAGCTTGGATCTCACTGACAAATTCCTCATTGGAATCATCCGAACGGTACCTGAGATATCTGTTGAGCAGATAGTCGGAGTGCTTGGAGATAAGCTTCCGAAGCAGGAAATCTCCAAGAGACTCAAGAACTTAGCAGCTTTAAGGTACATAGTTGAGGAGAAAAACGGAAGCGGTTACACTATATTCAAGATCAAGAATATTTTGACTCTTAATATTAAGAGTCAAAAGAGTCAAACAATTCAAGATCAAGAAAATAGTGTGCCGGAGAAAAAACGCATCATTTCGCGTCGAAAATTGGACCAGAATCCGAATGCACTAATATACTCTGAAAGAGTATATAAAGAAAAAAATAATAGTATGATAGAAAATAGTGTATCTACTCCGTTAGGAGTAGATACACTAGACGATCCTGAACAGGCAAACAAAAAGTTCATTCCTTCAATTGTCCAACCTTTCCTTGATGTATGGTTCATTCATGATCTTTACATCTCCGGAGACGGAACGAAAGCATTTGCTGAAGACATTGAAGCATTGAAGAAGTTAATCACTGGCAGATTCTTCTCAACTTCCTCCGGACGAAATGTTCCTTTCCAATATCTTGATAGGAAGTTTACGCTCGAAGAGTGGACTCATGCTGTCAAGACAATGCACAAGATAGCGTTCGATCCAAGCTATCGTCCTGCAAACAAATCAAAGTTGCAGAAGATGAGAATCAAATCGTTCCTCTACAACGAGTATACGAACTTCCAGACTAAGGAGAGAACGAATAGCACTTTCCTATTGTGCTTAGAGAACAGAGTACTTTTCCCGAAGTCCGGAAGGAGTAAGTTTTCTCCGGAGGAGGACTTGCATCCAAATATGACAGCGAGACTCATTCACTTGTTCGCAGAGTACAGAAAGGAGGTGCGTGGACAGTACGAATACAAGCCGAGCGATGAGGAAATGGACAGATTCAAAATGGCAAGCAGTAGGATCTCCAAGTTTTTCGATGATAGACAGAAGGACATCATAGATTATCACAATGCGTTCAGTGTACAAAATGCAAAGACGGACTTCACATGGGCCGCAGTCCTTCACGACATCAAGAACTCGGACTTCGAACTCACTCCAGGGTTCCTCTGCTCCGATACGACTTTTGAGAAGAGATTGCCGAACTATCTCACATTCAAGAGAATGATGCGATGATACGCACAGATGACGGACGGAATAATGTCAGCATTGAAGAGACGAAGGATCGACTCGACTGTCGAGAAGCGCATTGTTACTGGAATGATCGTTTCAAAGAGGTTTTTGCAGGAAGTCCAACCGCTAATCAATCTGGACTACTTCGAGAACGACTTCACACGCACAGTCGCGGACTGGGCTCTCCAATACTTCCTCCACTATGACGACTCCTCAAAGGAGCACATAGGGGACATCTACACCCGTGAATCAGCAAAGCTAAAGGAAGAAGACGCAGAACTCATATCCAAGTTCCTGACTGACATCTCTTCGAAGTATGAGCAGGACTCGGAGATCAACGTAGACTATCTGCTTGATCAGACGATGGACTACTTCAAGAAGCGGGAGCTTGAGATAACCTCTTCGAACATCCAGTACTTGCTTGACAATAACCAGATAGAGCAAGCGGAAGATCAGATCATCCGGTTCAGCAAGATCTCCCGTCTCACGTCTAGCTGGATCAATCCTTTCGAACTTGAACACGTTGACGAAGTATTCGAGAAGGACGAAGTTCCATTCCTCCGCTTTCCAGGCAGACTCGGACGCTATCTCGGAACATTCGAACGCGGTTGGCTCGTCGGAATCTCCGCTACGTTCAAGAAAGGAAAGACGTGGATGCTCCAAGAGTTCGCAGTCCTCGGCATCCGCAGGAGACTCAAAGTAGCGTTCTTCAGCTTGGAGATGCCGCAGAAGAAGATGAATGAGCGTATCTACAAGCGACTGATAGGAGCAGCAACAAAGGATGATGAAAGGGACGACGATCTGTACCCTGTGTTTGATTGTAATCTGAATCAGTTGAACACTTGTGAGAATACGGACAGGACGAACAACGTAAGACTGTTGCTGGAGGATGGAAATAAGCCGGAGTATGGAAGAGCTAGGATGTACAGGACGTGTACACTTTGCAGAGGAAACTTGGACAGCGACTATCAACCCGCGTTCTGGCTCCAAGAGATCAAACACAAGGATGAGGACAAGAAGTATAAGCTCCCCCTGTGGGACCGCAGGACAGTACGAAAGAAGATCACTAGCTATGGAGAGAACTTCTCACATCTGCTGCGGATGAAAACGTACCCGAGATTCTCTGCTAACATAAGAGACATAGAACGGGATCTCGATATCCTACAGCAGACGGAAGAGTTTGTGCCGGACATTATCATCATAGATTACGCGGACATATTGAAGCCGGAGCATGAAGGACAGAAAGGAGTTGAAAAAGAGGATGAGACATGGATGAGACTGTCTCAGCTAGGAGGAACGCGACATGCGCTAGTCGTTACAGCTACACAATTGAGAAAGTCCGCTCTGAAGAAAGGACAAGTCGATCAATCCGACACGGCACTCTGGGTCGGAAAGCTTGCCCATGTGGATGCAATGTTGACTTTAAATCAAACTGAGGACGAAAAGAAATGCAGAGTTTCAAGAGTCGGTATTATGGTCCATCGCTACGAAGAGTTTTCGGAAGAAAGCTCTTGCTACATCTTGCAAAAACTCAGAAGAGGACAGTTCAATCTGGACTCAGAAATTCGACGTTAGTTCAGCTACTTACATTCCTCTCAAATAATTTTCCGGATAATTTCATTTTTCGCTTGACAGCATATCCTTTGGCGATGTATGAAGCACTATTCGCTGGATCATCTTTTAACCTAAGAGAGGAGAGTAAGATGAAGCCGATTGATGAAATCAACATGGACAAACTGATCGAGTGCTGCAAGCAAGTCAACGAGGTATCCGATGACAAGATAGAAGTCGTTGGGACCTCCACTCCGGACTTGATCAAAGCATTCACACTGCGCCTTGAGAGCATGACGGATGAGCAGCAGGACAAGGTGCAGGAAGCCGTCGCGTTCTACAACGATCTGTACGCTGACGAGCAAGTGACAGATCCTCCACCTCCTCCTCCGGACGAAAAGAAGGAAGAGAAACAGAAGAGTGATCCTGTGAAGAGGAACGTAGCGACTACGAAGAAGAAGAAGGAGAAACCCGCAGCGAAGAAGAAGAAGAAGGAGAAAGAGCCCGCAGAGAAGAAACCCCCGAAAGAGAAGGACGAGTTCGGCTACACTGTCGGAACGCTGAACAACAAGTTCATGCAAGCGATCAAGCAGAAGCCGATGACGATGAAGGAAGTCAAGGACGAAGCGTGGAACGAGAAGAGCGTCACGTTCTACGAGATCTTCAAGAAGGAGCGGGTAGCCGGAAGAGCGTTCAAGGACAAAGATGGAAAGATGTCTGTGCGATGATCGAGACGAAGGAGTACCCTCCGAGAGAGTATCTGTTTCCAGAGGAAAAGGAAATAGACGAGACAGCTAAGGGGTTGACCTTCGACGCACTGAAGAAGAGTCATGATCGTAGAAGCAATCTCATAGACAAACTCGGCTACGTTCCTACTTCCATCTTCAAGCGAGACAGCAAGGAACAATTGTATCTCACACAAGATACGTTCATTGAAGAGAGAGGGGGTGGTTACGAGAAGCACAACAAGGAAATGAAGGGGGACCTTCGCAGCTTGGACAGAGACAAAAACGAATTTCTGCTTGTCAATACTGGATTGCGGATACAAGGCCGGAAAGGGTACTTATCACGTTTTCCTCAGAATGTCGGACGCATCCTGATTGAAGTCCATTGTCCAGAGCAAGGAACGATCTACGATCCATTCGCAGGTCACAACAGCAGGATGCAGTTAGCGTATCGTTGCAAACGCAACTACATCGGAGTGGACATCTGCGCTGAGTACATGAAACTCAATCGGGAACTCCGACAGAAACTCCTCGAAAGACCGGTCTTCGAAGGAGAGTACAAGCCGACACTTGAGTTGATCGAAGGAAGTTCCGCGAAAGTGGATCTTCCAGACAACTGGGCAGACTTTACGATCACATCCCCACCTTACTGGGATCTGGAGTATTACGGACCAGAGGAAGAGCAACTTGGATTGGACAAAACGTATGAGGAATTCCTTGAAGCTTTGTATCCGCATATTGTTGAGAACGAGAGAGTGCTGAAGCCCGGAGCGTTCTGCATCTGGTGCATCAATGACTTCCGGAAGGACAAGAAGTATCACCCGTACCACATAGACTTGTACAAGCTGTTCGAAGTCGCAGGATTCGAAGCGTTCAACATCTACATCATTGATCTCGTCAGCGTTGTGCAAGCGTCCTTTGTGCGGGACATAGTGGATCACAAAATCATTCCAAAACAACACGAATATGTACTCGTATTCCGAAAGAGAGGAGTGTGATGCAATTAGAAAGAGAGGACTTGCTTCGTGCATTGGAGAAGCTACAACCCGGACTGTCTCCGAAGGAACTCGTGGAGCAGATGACTCAGTTCAACTTTCTCGGCAAATATCTCGTCACCTACAACGAGATCGTGAGTGTGTTCGTTCCTTTTGAGACGGACTTCGTTTGCTCCGTCAAAGCGGATGTGTTTCAGGGCATCCTTTCCAAGCTGACCGAGAAGGAGATGGAACTCAGCTTAGTGGAGAACCCGACAAAGGACAGTGAAGGAGAAGTCGTTGCTATCAGCTACTTCCTCAAACTACAAACAAAAACTGCGGAAGCAGAGTTTCCGGTACTGATAGAAGGGGACATCTCCGAAGCGATGCGTAACTTGCAGAAGGACATAGCAGATACGGAGTGGTTAGAGGTCCCGAAAGACTTCTCCAGTGGAGCATACGTCTGTATGTTCAGTGCATCACGCGACCCTGCTGATAACACGATGACTTGCATCAGCATCGAAGGAGAGGACATCATCTCCTGCGACAACTCCAGAGCAACATGGTACAAGATGGAGTCCCCAATGGAGTCGTTCCTTGTGCAAGCAGATGTTGCAAAGGAGTTGAGGAAGTACAAACCGAATGGTTACAAGATCGGAGATAATTGGATTCATTTTCGCAACAGCGAAAACGGCATCATCTTCAATGCCCGCAGAGTGAAAGGAAAGATGCGAGACATTAGACCCTTCTTCGGAAAGGAAGGAATGAACTTCAACGTGCCTGCTGAGTTGAAGGAAGCACTTGAACTCGCAGGAGTCGTGAACGCTGAAGACAACCCTGCGGATCGACTTGTCGAACTTGCAATCAAGGACAAGAAAGCCGTCTGCTCCGCATGGAGAGATGGAGGAGCACGGGTCAAGAAGCAAGTCTCCATTCCATTCTATCAAGGAGAGGAAGTGAGTTTCTTCATCAATCCAGATTTCATGATGGAGATCATAGATCACTCCGAGACAGACAAGGACAGCGGGCAAAAGTCTCCGAAGATGATCATCAACATGGAGAAGAAGATGGCATACTTCGTCAACAAGAAGTTCGATCACGCTCTGCTCCTGAGAGCGTAGCATGAAAGGGTTCTTCTCAAGAGAAGAGATCGAACAGGACTTCGAGATACAGCAACTAGAAGATCCGCTTCCTGCTTGCAAAAAGTGTGGAATGCATGTCGGGTGTATGCACCCTAAGACAGAGTATACAGGAGACGGAAGGAAGAAGTGTCTCATCGTCGCGGAAGCGATGGGCCCTGATGAAGACGAAGTAGGAAAGCAGTTAGTCGGACAAGTAGGACAGTGGTTCCGAGACTCTCTCTCCGACTATGATCTGGACTTGGATCGGGACTTCTGGAAGATCAACGCTGTCAACTGCTTTCCTCACGACAAGGACAGACACGTCCGGAGTCCAACAAGAGCGGAAGTTGAATGCTGTCGTCCTCTAGTGGAGAAAGCAATCCGTGAGACAAATCCTGAGTTCATCTGGATATTCGGCAACTCCGCCCTCGAATCCTTCTTCATGAAGGACTTCTCCAGACTCAAGATCACACGGTGGAGGAACACCTGCATTCCGGATCAGAAGTACAATGCTTGGATTCTTCCAATGTTTCATCCAAGCTACATCACTAGGAATCCGAACGACGACAATCTCCTCGCTTGCTTCGACTGGGACTTGAAGTATGCCGTCTCCTGTCTTAACAAGGAGCGTCCTCCAGTCATCAAGCCAAGAGAGCACGTTGTCTGTCTGACTGACCCTGTTGATGTTGTCACGCAACTTGAGGACATTCTGTCACGCGAGCCAGGATTTGTAGTCATTGACTACGAGACAAGCGGACTGAAACCACAAGCACCTGGACACAAGATCGCTACAGTTGCAATCATGGAGGAAGGAAGCAGTGCAGCATACAGCTTTCCATTCCAGTACAGCGATCACTTCAATGTGCCAGAGCGTCTAGTTATCAAGTCTTCAATGAGACAGATCCTCCGTCACAAGAAGATAGGAAAAGTCGCACACAACATGAAGTTCGAACACGCATGGGGTGAAAAGATCTTCGGAGTCTCCACGGAGAACTGGAAATGGGACACAATGCTCTGTGCTCACATACTGGACACGAGAAAAGGATTCTCTGGCCTGAAGTTTCAGAGTTATGTCAACTTTGGAATCCGTCCATACGACAAGCACATCAAGCAGTACTTGAAGGACACAGGATCAGGATTCAATAAGATAGACAACGCTCCACTGGACTCTCTTCTCCTGTACGGTGGAATGGATGTAGTGCTAACCAGAATGCTGTACAGGAAACAGCTTGATCAGTTCACACTGACGGAAGGACTGAACGAGCGGAACAAGTTAGCGAAAGCTTACAGGTTTTTCCATGAAGGAAACCTTGCGCTTGCAGACGTACAGCGCAACGGGATCCCGATGGACGAAGAGTACTACGCAGAAAAGGACATGGAACTAGCGGATAAAATAGACGACTTGTACGAGAAGTTAGCAGAGTCCAAGGAAGCAGAGCAGTTCAAGGAAGAGTTCGGCAGAGAGATCAACCTGAAAGGAAAAAGTTCGCAGAAGGATCTGACGAAACTGCTGACGGAAGTGCTAGATCTTGAGATGGAAAGGACGCTGAAGAATAACATAGTGACAGATGAGAAAGCACTGACTCGGCTAAACATTCCGTTCACGAATCAACTCCTGAAGCTTCGGAAGCTGGAGAAGATCCACGGCACATACTTCGCTGAGTTCAAGCGTGAGATGTGTGACGGACGGATGTTCCCGTTCTTTGATCTTGTGATTCCTAGATCACTCCGGTCGAGCAGTTCAAAGCCGAACTTCCAGAACATACCGAACAGAGAGGAGGAAGCAAAGAAGCTCTGTCGGAGTGGAATCATTCCATCCAAAGGAAATCAGATCCTAGAGAGCGACTTCAAAGGAATCGAAGTGTCTATTGCCGCGTGTTACACACAGGACCCAACTCTTGTGGAGCACGTCACGGACCCGAACAACGACATGCATAGAGACTGCGCTGCTGATGTCTGGCTCCTAGACACAGATCAAGTCACAAGTGAGATCCGTTTCTATGCTAAGAACTGTTGGGTCTTCCCGCAATTCTATGGATCGTACTTTGGAAACTGCGCGGAGGACTTGTGGGAGTCCGTCATCGAGCAGGACTTGAAAGCTGCGAATGGAGAGTTCGTAGCTGATCACATACAGGATCAAGGAATCGACTCCTTGGACACGTTCAAGGAGCATTGTCAGGACGTTGAGCGTGTTTTCTGGAACAGTCGCTTTCAAGTCTACAAGCAGTGGAAGGATAGGATACAGAGAGAGTTCAGGAAGAGGGGGTACTTCGAGACTTACTTTGGATTCCGCTTTCACGGCTATCTGACGTACAATCAACTCTGTAATTACCCGATCCAAGGAACAGCATTCCATTGTCTGCTGTGGACTCTGATCGAACTCCAAGACTGGGTAAAGCGAGAGAAGCTGCGCTCTCGGATCATCGGACAGATTCATGACTCCATAGTGTGGGACCTCAATCCGGAGGAGAGAGATACTGTCATCGAAAAGACAATCCAGTACGGAACAGTGGACATCGTAAGTGCTCACCCGTGGATCAATGTTCCACTTGAGATCGACTTCGAGATCACTCCTGTAGACGGATCATGGTACGAGAAGGAGGAGATGCAAGTATGAGTTACCACATGCGGAGCAAAGAGTCGGAGGGCTCTGGATTCAAAGAAGTTGTAATCGGTCTTTCCGTATTCTTTCTTGCACTGTACGGTGTCGTCATGCTCTGTGTCTCTATTCACGAGTATTTCAAGCCGCAAGTAATTGATCCTGAACTGTACGACATACAAACGGACATCATGAGCGATCATCTTGCAGACATGAGACAGGAAGAGGAGATGACAAGAGTACTGAAAGGCATCGAACAGCAACTAGAGAGAATGAATGAAATTCAACTCAAAATCTACGAACGGGAAAGGAGATGAAAATGCCACTGTTCGAAGTAGCAATCCTAGAGTTGCCGGAGAAGAAGAAGGACGGAAAAGGAAAGGAGAAACTTGTATTCGGACCAACGCCTGTGATTGCAGCAGATCCACAGTCCGCAGCGATCAACGCTGTACTGGATGAGCCGGACAAGCTGAAGAACATTGACAGGAGCAGGATGCAGGTACTCGTGCGCCCTTTCTCGTAAGCGGATCGGAGTATGATCAGCAGAAAGAGAGAGCGAGACAGACTAGGGGTCACCATAAGTACGACAACGAAATCTCTCTCCAGTACTCTGATCCGCCGGAACACAGCACATGGACCGTAATGAACGTAGCGACTCCAAAAGTTCAAACGTACTCCTACACAGGAGATACACTCAGTACGGGAGGATAAAGCTTGCCCTCAGAACACAAGAAAGTAGCTGTTGTCATTCTCTACAAGGACAGGACATGGGAGCAGCGAGACATGCAGTTCATGTTGCCCGTAAACGCTACGGACGAAGAGATCTACAGACACGCAGTACACGCAACAATGAGCAGTCTCGCAGCAGTCGGTGACATTGAGAAAGTCTACACTGTCTCTGTCATAAGTGGCACACAGGACATAGAAATCGAGTACAAGGAAAAGAAGGAAGAGGATGCCTCTACACACTGATTACAGGCCGGAAGAACTGGATCAAATCGTCGGAAACGAGACTCTGACGAAAGCGATCCGAGCAGCAATCACTAGAGACAATCCATTCAAGACGTTCCTACTCACTGGGCCGTCCGGATGCGGAAAGACAACTATCGCACGGATACTCAAGAATGAGCTAGGAATCTCTCAATTCGACTTCAAGTACTACAACGCATCGAACACAAGAGGAATAGACACAATCCGTGAAGTCATCATGGATATGCAGTTTGCGCCGATGGACGGAAAGTACAAGATGTACGTGTTTGACGAGTGCCATCAGTTGACTCCTCAAGCACAGGAAGCGTTGTTGAAGGACACGGAGGAGCCGCTTCCTCACATATTCTTTGTGTTCTGCACAACTGATCCGGACAGACTGAAAACTACGTTCAAGCGAAGAGGATTCCAAGGACAAGTCGAAAAGCTGATCCGGAAGGACATTATCAGTCTCTTGAAGGATGTTCTTGAAGCGGAGCTAGAGTTCCACAGAGACAGAAAAGCGAAGATCAACGCAAGGAATCAGGAAGCGAAGAAGACAGACAAGAAGATCGCAAAGCTGGAACAGATCCCAGGAGAGATACTGTCAGCAGTAGCGGACGCTGCGGACGGGTCCCCAGGACAAGCGTTGAAGCTTCTGGATCAAGTCGTTGACATGGATGATCTGTCGAATGCTATCGACTCCTTGCAAGTTGTCTTCGGAGATGAGGTCACGATTCTGGAGTTAGCCCAGACGATTGCGGATCAGAGAATCCAAGTGGATACGAAGTGGAAGAAAGCACAGGAACTCCTGAAAGCGATGGAGATGGAGCCGGAAGTGATACGGAAAGGAATACTGACGTATCTCGGCAAAGTGATGCTAGGAGGAGGATCGTCCGTTCTTATTCGGATGATGATCACAATCTTTTCAG